CGGCTACGGCAACGGGGACGGCAACGGCGACGGCAACGGCAACGGCTACGGCGACGGCAACGGCTACGGCGACGGCAACGGCGACGGCAACGGCAACGGCTACGGCGACGGCAACGGCTACGGCGACGGCAACGGCGACGGCAACGGCGAAGAGAATTGAGAATGGACCTGCAATTCGACTCATCCCGGCACACCTACACCCTCGATGGACAGATCCTGCCCAGCGTGACGCAAGTCGTCCGCGCGGTCCTGCCCGGGCAGTTCCAGGCCGAGCCGCACCACCTGGAGCGCGGCACGCTGGTCCATGAACTGTGCCAGCAATTTGACGAGAACTTTTTGGACTGGACAGCCGTGCCGGCAACGGTGCTTGGGCGTGTGCGGGCCTGGCAAGAGTTCCGGTCGGCGGCCGGGCTGGTGCCGGTCCTGGCCGAACAGCCCTTGGCGTCCCGGACATATCGCTTCGCGGGCACGCTCGACAGGCTGGGGAGCGTGCCGGGGGTCGGGCTGGTGGTGGTGGACCTCAAATCGACGATCGAGCCGCGCGTGCGATTGCAGCTCGGCGCGTACTCGCTCCTCGCGTGCGAGAACGGCCACGGCAAGCCGGCCAGGGCGGCCGCAGTGGAGCTGCGCGAGGACGGCAGCTACCGCACACTCTGGCTGTCGCCCTACGAGCTACGGCTGGCCGAGCAGCAGTTTTTGGCGGCGCTGACAGTGTGGAACTTCCAACAGCAGTACATGAGGAGCGCGTGATGCCAGACCTCGTAGAGATCCCGGCCGAGATGGCTACCGAATCGTCCTCTGTCCTGGCGTGGGCCAAGGCGGTCACGATCACGTCACCGGACCAGATGCAGGCGGTCAGCGACCGGCTACGGGCGGTCAAATCGCTCGGCCGCCGGATCGCCGACTTCTTCGCCCCCATGAAAAAACGGGCGGCGGAGGCCCACAAGGAAATCTGCCAGACCGAGAAGGGGCTGCTTGGCCCCCTCGACGAAGCAGAGCGGCTAGTAAAAGCCGCCATGCTCACCTACCAGCGCGAAGAGGATCGTAAGCGGCAGGAGGAGGCCCGCAGGTTGCAGGCCGAGGCGGACGAGCGTGCCAGGAAGGAGCGGGAGCGGCTCGCGAAGCAGGCCGCCAAGCTCAAGACGCCGGAATTGCGCGAGCAGCGTCTGGCCCAGGCCGCCCAGGTGGTGGCGCCGGTGGTCCTGCCGTCGGCTCCGCCTCCCAAGCCGGCCGGGGTCGTGACCCGGCGGCGCTGGACCTTCCGAGTAACCGACGCGGCCCAGGTGCCGCGCGAGTTCCTGATGGTGGACGAGCAGAAGCTGTCCAAGCTGGCGCAGGCACTGGGGCCGGACGCGAAGGTGGCCGGCGTGGAGTTCTACGAGGCGCAAACGGTGGCGGTGCGATGAAAGACAAGAACAATCTGTATTTGGTGAGCGACGAAGAAACGGGGCCACTATTCATTGTGGCCACATCGATGCAGCGTGCGATCGAACGATGGCGTAAGTGGATGTTCGATCAGTCAGACGGCACGATGGGCGAACTATCGCACCCGGACATCGAGCCGCCGAACATCTCGCTACTGGCAACTCATGACGAAGTGCTTGCCGAGCAACCAACCACGGTGGCGGTGCGGAGCTAGCGATGCGCTACGACGGCGTGTGTCTCTGGCTCAAGAACCAGCCGGGGGCAAAAACGTGGGTCGCTTTCGTTACTGGCCGATCGCGCAAGTTCGGTCTGGCACGCGAGTTCGTGGCCGCGGCGGTGTGCCATGGCGACGAGAGAGGCTATCTGCCGGAGTGCGAAGGCATCCACGAGATTTGCGAGGCCGGCGAGCGGCCCTTCGCGCTGATCGTTGGCGACACACTGGCCCCGATGACCCGTGACGAAGTGCTGGCTCACATCAAGGCGGAGGAGCAGAAGAAGAAGGCCATGCAAGAGGAGATCGACCAGCGCATAGCGAGGATCAACAGCGAAGGCGGATTCACACTCAACTAAGTTTTCGGAGGCATGACATGAAGAAGTCGCAGGCATTCCCCAGCACCTATCTGTCGAAGGAGGACGTATCGACGCCGGTCGTGGCCACGATCCGTTCCGTGCAGATGGGGCGGATCAAGTCCGACCACGGCGAGGAGGACAAGCCGGTGATGAGCTTCATGAGCCCCCCGGGGCTCAAGCCGCTCATCGTCAACAACACGAACTGGTCGATCGTCGAAAGCCTGTACGGCGACGAGAGCGATTTCTGGTCCGGCAAGCCGATCGAACTGTATTGGGAGCCCAACGTCAACTTCGGCGGCAAATTGGTGGGCGGCGTGCGGGTGCGAGCGCCGCGCGTGGGCGGTGCGCCAGGGGTGCCAGGCGTCGAGTTCTGGGACCTCAACCGCGCCCTGACCGAACTGGGCCGCTTCGGCGTGACCAGGGAACAATTTATCGAGCGGTGGCGCGAGCAGGGCTTCCAGGCGTACAACCCGGCCCGCGACACGGCGGCGGTCAGGGCCTGGATCGCTCAGCTCTCGCAGCCACAGGAAGAGAGCTTCGGCGGCGAGGAGCAATTCCCGGACGAGGAGGAGGAACTGCCCCCCGTCTCGGAAAAGTTCCAGAACGGCGACCAGTACCCCGAGAACCCCGACGCCGACCCTCTGCCAAGCCAGGAGCCGCCGGAGAACGGCACGAGCCGCAGGCGCGGCAGGAAGAAGGCGGGGGCATGAGCGAGCAACCCAACCCCTTCCTGCTCTATGGGCAGTGGGCGCACATGCTTGACGCGATGAAAGGGGCCGTCGTCATGACCACCTTTCTCTGCAACCCGTGCGAGACAGTGGATCAGGTAGCCATAGCCGCGATCGACGAGCAGCTTGATCGCCTGATGAAAAAGCTGAAGGCGCACTACGGTCGCGTCCTCGGCAACCGCCACGACACGGCAGACATCACGGTCGCCGATGCCCGTTACCTGGCCATCGGCTTGTTCCGGGATCTCATCGAGGAGATGGATCGCATATGAAGGGCACGGATCGCTTCCGACTCACGTTCGTCGCCGCCGACGACAAGGACCCGCCGGTGGCTCACCGCATCAGACAGTTGCTCAAGCACGCCGGCCGGGCGCTCGGTCTGCGCTGCGTTTGCGCCGAGGACGGCCAGGGGCAGCCGATCTTCGCCGAGGAGTCCGAACCCACGAAAAACGGCCCGGCGGCGTAGCCGGTGCCGGCCCCGCCAGGTCCCTCGTTCCGATCACCCCAAATGGCGGGGCACGGCGGCGGCGTAGCTGGCCGTGAACCTGTTCCGGTTTCGAGAGCCGGAACAGGGGATGAGCGGCCTGCCGGGTGGTTGCGGAACCGGCCCGGCAGGCTTTTCCCCAAGGAGAAACAGGATGGCAAAGACCAAGACCCCCAGACCGCCCAAGGAGCCGAAAGCGAGGCAGGGCCATTTCCCCGAAATGGAACCGCCCAAGATCGACGCGATCGAGCGGGCGGCCGAGGCGTATGTGGACGTGCGCGACGAGTTCGACGGCCAGGTCGTGGAGCGTGTACCAGGCGAGGAAAAGATCAAGGTTCGCAAGAAGAAGGACGAGCCAGACGGCGACCCCGACCCGGACGATAGCTGGGCCGACGAGGACGACGAGGAATGAGGCTATTCGACCCCAACGCGGCCAAGAGCGACACCCCCGCGGACACGGGGAGCTTCGCCCGCTGCACCCCCGAGATCCTCCTGGAGTTCATCCGGGAGGCTCGGCGGGTGCAGGGCAGGATGCCCACCGATGCCGAATGCTACGCCCGCTTCGGCCAGCTCAACACCATGGTCTGCGCCTGGGAACTGCTCAAGCGCGGACTGCTCAAGGATCGCACGTAGGAACCCTTTTCGCCCAACGAGAGGGACCGCAGGCTGCGGTGGATGGACCATGAGAGAGTATTGCAAAGTCGCCCCGTCATTCTGGACGGGCGAAACCGGCCTCAAACTTCGCAGGGCTGGACCACAGACCCAGCTCGTGGCGATTTACCTCCTCACCTGCCGGCTCGCCAACATGATCGGCCTTTATTACCTGCCGCTGCCCATGATCGCTCATGACCTCGGGCTGGGCCGCGAAGCCGCTTGGAAGGCCCTTCAAAGGGTCCGCGAAGCGGATTTCGCGGAGTACGACAGGGCTTCAGAGGTCGTTTGGATACCCGAAATGGCGCGCTACCAGATCGGGGAATCGCTCCAACCAAAGGACAACCGGGTTAAGGGCATCGTGCGGGCGCTGGAACCTTACCATAAGTCCCCATTCTATAAGGCGTTTTACGCCAGATACGGGGACCGTTATCACCTGCCTCCCATGAGGGTCCTCGAAGCCCCTTCAAAGGGTGTCCGAAGCCAAGAACAGGAACAAGAGCAGGAGCAAGAGCAGGAACAAGAGCAGGAGACAACACCGGCGGCGGCGGCGCCAACCATCGAAACGCTGATCGCTCGATGGAACGAAATCCCCAACGTCTCGCACTGCCAGGTCGTGACGGACAAACGGCGGAAAGAGTACCGCCTTCGGATCAAGCAAAGCGGCTGGCTGGGAAATGTCGAGGCGGCGCTGGCGAAAGTTGCCGCGAGTTCGTTTTGCCAAGGCGGCGGCAGTCGAGGGTGGCGGGCTGACATCGACTGGTTTCTGCGTAGCGACACCGTGGCGCAACTCATCGAGGGCAAGTACGACGATCGCAACAGCAACGGAAAACTCTTTGCTGGCCTGGAAGAGTTCGTTGCGCGAGGGGAAGCGAGATGACCAGGCTGGAATTGGCTCAAGTGCTGGCTTACATCGGCGCCGCGATCGGCAAACCGCCATCGGCCGACTTGGCCGAGGTCTACATGGACCTGCTCGGCGACATACCGATCGAGGCGCTGAGGCTTGCGGCGAAAAAAGTGGTGCTGGAGCACAAGTGGGCGACGTTCCCGACGGTCAGCGAGTTGAGAGAAGCTGCCGCCGAAGTGATGCGATCGGACAAGGAACCGACACCGGCGGAAGCGTGGGCGATCGCGTGGCGAGGCATCGGCAAGATCGACCCGGAGGTTGACGGCTCGATCGAGCGCGGCTGCAAAGACCTGCCGCCTCTGGTGGTCGAGGCAATGCAGGTCATGGGCATTCACGCGCTCTGCTACGGCAAGGAGCCGGTCGCCGTCGTCAGGGCTCAGTTCATGAAGGTTTACGAGCAACTTCAGACACGCAACTACCGAGAGCGGTTGCTGCCAAACGCGCTGAAGAAAGAGATGGCTTCGTTGCCGAGCACAATCCGCCAGTTGACGAGCAAGATCGGCGAGATCGAGGAGTGACAGGCCCTTAATCGCAAGGAATCGAGCGATGATCTACACGAGCGAGGAAACCCTTGATCTATTTCGCGGCCCCGGAACGTGCGCGTTTTGCCTGGCCAAGTGCCGGGCCAGGCAGCCGCACCACATCCGCCCGAAAGGGCATGGGGGCGGCAGCAGATTGGACATCCGCATTAACCTGATCTCGCTTGGCCATCCCCTGGAGTGCCCCTGCCACGACGGGTTTCACTCGCGAAACTCGCCGACCGTGGCCGAGTTCCGCCAGATCGTGGCCCGCCGCGAGCGGTGCCTGCAATGCGAGATCGAGCTGGTCGTGAACCTGATCCTGCGCCTGCCGAAGAACCCGCCCTTCGAGGTCCTGGAGCACTACGTAGCCGAGATGGCGGAGATTTCGCACGGCACGGCGAAGCTGGCGAAAAGGACGTTCCTGGAGATGGGCCTGGACTGGAGGAGGGTCAAGAAGTGATGGGCGTTCGTTCCGCCGTGATGGCCAGCCTGGAAGCCGGCAAATTCCTCTGGGACCTGCGCATGAGGTGGAAGGGTGGCCGCAGTGTGCCGGTCCAGAGGATGCGAGATGTCGGTGCCCTGATCCGCTACGCGATGCGTTTCCCAAGCAAGAAACGGAGAACCAACATGCAGGTGAAAGAGATGGTGGAGAAGTGGATCGAGGCCGTGGTCGGCATGTGCCTGGCGCACGACAAGGACGAGTACGACGCTCACGACGCCAAGGCCGATGAACTGCTCGGCCCGCTCCTGACCGCCCCGGTAGCCCAGATTCGCGAGTTCTACCACGAACTGCGCGAGCGGATGAAGGCGGACAAGCGTGTGCCGATGCTGGTATGGATGGGCTTCGAGGCGTGGGGCGAAGTCATGGTCAAGGACGCACCGGATGAAGGCGTGAAGCGGCTCAAGAACAAACTGGCCCAGGAGATTGCCGACCTGGTGGAGGAGCCGATCCGCGACCAGATCCCCGAGGCGATCAAGCGGGCTCTCCGGTGGCGCGACACCGAGACGCTGCAGGCCGTGAAGGAGAAGTTGGAATCCGGCGTGAAGCCAAAGCTGCGGGGGCGGGAGAGTTGCCTGTTCCTGGAGGCGGGGCGGGGCAAGAAGAAAGTGAGCGTGATGCTGTGAGCAATGTCGAGCGGCGCGGCATGTCGATGCGCGAGATGATCGAGTATGCGCTGGAGGCGCCGAACTGGAATGCGTGCCGCCTGATCCTTCTGGACGCCCTGCACGGTGTCACCGGGTCCGAAAACTATGTGGAGATCCGCGCCACGCCAGCCTACCGGGCCGATGCGGACCGCCTGAAGATCAATCTGGAGTTCTACGAATGACACGCACGCCTACGCGGCCCAAGGTGGCCCTGGCCGTCCTGATCGGCCGCCGCTGGTACAAGCTGGAGAGGTTGTCCCCGGACCCGCGCGTGGCGGAACCGGCCTGGCGCCTGACGCGGCCCGACCCCAGGCTGGGCCACGTCAGCTACGACCTCTACACGAACGGCCACGGCAACCACTGCGGCTGCCCCGACTTCACTTTTCGCCGCGAGGGCGTGGACTACGCGGGGTGCAAGCACCTGCGCGCGCTGGTCGAGCTTGGGCTGATGCCGCCGCAACCCAGGAGGCAGTGAATGTGGCTCTACGTTCCTACATCTCGCTCTGTTCGGGGGTCGGCAAAAGGAACGGCGGTGGCTGGTGGAGCGAGGCTACCAGGCCAGACGGAAGTCTGGGCGACACCGAATGCTCACGACGGCAGGCGACTGGGAGTGGACGAGCACAGCACCCAGGGCGGCAACCTGAACCGGGATGCTGCATCTTGGACTTCGGACCTTTCCCACCAGGCCCAGGAGAGCGAGAACGCTGGGCCGAAATCCTGCGCGATTACCCGCACCTCGCTCCCGCCCTCACAGCGGAAGAGGCTGAACGCTACCTTCGTGGAATGGCTGATGGGGATGCCGATCGGCTGGACAACCGCTTGGAACGTCTCCGAGCAGGAGGTAACGCGGTGGTTCCGGCAACAGCGGCTCTTGCTCTGCTCACTCTTGCGAAAAGGCTAGGCGTGCGATGAAAGGCGAACTGTTCGACCGTTACGTTGAGGCGTGCAACTATCCCGGCATCCTGGACGAGGATACCGTCAATGCGGCTCTTGCCGAGTATTGTCGCACGCTTGGAATCGAGCGGAAGGTGAAACGCTTAGTCGGCGAATGGTGCCAGGATATCGATCTCCGCCAAACAGTCTTCGAGATCGCAGAAGACGTTTGCAAGCGGTTGCCGAAAGACGCTCGGGCCGCTCGGGCCGCTCGGGCCGCTCGGGACGCTCGGAACGCTCGGGACGTTCTGAACGGTAAGTTTCGACGTTTCGCGCAATGGTGTGTGCTGACTGGTTGTCGGTGGTACTGGTGGGAACTCTCTTGGTTGTCAACCACCTACTTCGGTAGTGACAACAAGCCAAAAGTTCAGTCGTGGTCGATGCCGCTCTTAGACGCCTTCCTGGGAGGGTGCTGGTGTCTGTTTTGGACCGACAAGACGCTGTTCTGGATAGCCAAACCCGAAGTGAAAACCGAGTCGGTCGGTGACGTTCGCCGTCTGCATTGCGAGGATGGTCCGGCGATAAGAAACGATGTCGAGAACCTGTATTTCTGGCACGGCGTTCTGGTCCCGGCCTACGCGATTCTCTGTCCCGAACAAATTACGGTCGAAGAAATTCGCACCGAATCGAACGCCGAAGTTCGCCGAGCACTCATCGAGCGAATGACGCCCGAAAAATACCTCTGGGAATCCAAAGCCGAACTGGTAGACGCCGACCGCGAAAAATGCCGGAAGGGAGCGGCACCGCGCTGCCTGGTGCGAGACGCCCACGGCGACCAGTGGCTCGTTGGAACTGATGGCGGCACCAAGCGAGTTTACTACATGCCGGTCGTCGGCACAGTGAAGACGTGCCGAGAAGCACACGAATCGATTTGCGGTTTCGATGAATCACGGATTTTGGCCAAGTCCTAACCTTTTTCAAGGAGTCAGAACATGACGCAAGTTCTCGAAAAAATCCAGGCCGTGATGAACGCCAAGGCCGACGAAAACGTCCGCATCACGCGGCGAATCGAGATTGGTCACGCCGTCCAGCAGGGCGATATCTACGTCCATCGCGTTGCCGATACTCACCCCCGCGGCAAACAGATTGGACGCGGTTCGGTCCAGGTAGCGCTGGGAACCGGCAACGGAGCCAGGCACGTCGCCGAGGGAGCCGTTGAGGTGTTTCAAGGCGTGGAACTGCCGGAATACGTGAAGCCGCCGATGGACGTGGAGCCCCAAGAAATTCTCGGCCCGGTCGTCGTGGCGTCTGAGGTGTGGATGCTGACTCACCCGGAGCATCCGCACCATCGGCTACCGGCCGGCGTGTACCAGGTGACGTACCAGTTCGACCCGAAGACGATGCGGCGGGTTGCTGATTGAGAAAGAGCAGGTGGAGCGATCCGCCCATTGATCTTCTGGAATCGTAAGCAACGACTACCGCAACGGCGTGTTCCCGTGGCGTCTTACCGCCGACGTTCTTCTGGCAACGGCTCTACGACGCGGTGTGGACCAAGCTGGACGATGCAGGCCGGGAGTGTGTGCGAAACCTGAAACCTTGGGACCGTGCTTTTCTCTTTTCGTGGCGATCCAGGGCCAATTGTTTTTTGTGCTTCTACCAGAGGAGGTATGAGTGGGCTGGGTTGTTGGAGCACCATCCAGCACTCTTTGAGAGAGCGGAGAAACTCGAAATAGACTACGGCAGCCCCCCCTCGTGAACAACTATTTTTTTGGATTCCGGGCACGCCGCTACGAGAGATCAGGCGGCGTGCCCCGGAAATCTTCGCGAAGCGAGTCAAGGCGGTACGGAAACTCATCGGTGCACGTCAGCAAGGCATGTTGTGGTCTGACGAGTTTGACCCTCTGACGGTGACGAGTTGCGGGCTGTTTTGTGGGAAGTGACCCGCGTGGGTCTAGTGAGGCGGACGAGATGACGCAGGCGCCGGGCCTGCCGCTGTTCGAGGAGTGAGACAGATGCCGCGAAAAACCGCAGACGACTTCAGGAAGCAAGCCAGGGGCATCATCGACACGATAGCCAAGGAACGCGACAAGTTGCGGAAGTTGCTTGACGAGTACAGCGAGGTGCTTGAGACGATCGAAGAGGCCAGCGAGTTGTTCCAGGACGGACTCGAATTGATTAGCAGGCGGTCGTGAGGCTATCAATCGGCGGCCGTCTGGATTCGCCGCGAGCGGACGGCACGGGCGCCGTTTGGGTGAGTCAGGGAGTTGCCGTGAAGCGTTGGTTCCGAGAGGACACAACTCTCCACAACTCTCCAAATGAACTATCCGGAATTTCCGGATAGTTCGGACAAAGGGAGCCAAGATGACCAGTTTCCTCAACGCCCTCACATGCGACTGGTGCCTCCGGTCCGCCGCGAACGGCGACTACGCCAGACTTGGCGGCCAGGGACGCATTCGCGAGGCAGGTCAGTGGCACATCTGCGACGAGTGCCGCGAGAGGCGGTGTCCCTACTGCGGCCAGGACGGGATCGTGCTGCTCGTGACGCCGACGGGCGGGGATAGTTACCGGGACGGGCGGTGCGAGGCGTGCGGGCGGGAGTGGCATTACTACAGGGAGATGAGGGAGGAGTGAGCCGATGCAACCAGACTTCAGCAACATGACCGATACGTGGCTAAGCACCTTGCAAGCCGAGAATGCCCAACTCCGCGCCGAACTTGCCTCCCTACAAGCCACCTGCGAGGATCTCTGTAAGGAAGTGGGTAGGCATCAGGAACGACTCATTGATCTGCTGACGGATGCCAAGACAGCCGTCGAGGCGATCGAACTGGCCATCGGTGCGGTCCACGGTCTGCTCATTGTCGCGATCGCGAAGGCGGAAGGGAGGGCGTGATGGCAGACAACATCCTGAAACCGAAAAACTACCTCCGTGGCCGCTGCCGGGTCGGCATGGGCCAGGAATCCGTGGACCGCTTCAACGAGGATTTCAAGCCAGGCGACGAACTGGAGTATTGGAGCGTCCTGCCGTTCGGGCCTCCGGTCGTGGCCAAGGTCCGGTCGGAGGCTTTCCTTGATTCGTCCGGGCATCCGGTCGTGTTCCTCGAAGGCGTGAGCGGCTATGTATCGGTGTACCACTGCAAGAAGGTGAGCCCATGATCCACCGTTTCGTCGTCCGCGGCAAACCCCAGACGGCCGGCTCGAAGCGGGCCTTCCCGATCCCGCGCACGGACGGCAGCATCGGTGTGGCCGTGTCCGACGCCAACCCGAAAAGCCGCGACTGGAAGCGGGCCGTGGCCGACGTGGTGCGGCGCGAGTTCGGCGACCGCCCCCCGCTCGAAGGACCGCTCCAGCTAACCATCGTGTTCATCGCCCCCCGCCCCAAGACGCATCTGCGCAGCACGGGCGCCGTCAAGGTTGGCGCCCCCTACTGGGTCACGACCAGGCCGGACCTGCTCAAGCTGACGCGGGCGATCGAGGACGCGCTGACGGGGGTGCTGTGGCGGGACGATTCGCAGATCGCGGTCGAACACCTGAGCAAGTATTACGACCTGGACGGACCCAAGATGATCCTCGAAGTGGAGACGATCGGCACATGAGCGACCCCACCACCCCTCAGCCGCCACCACGACCCGCCAAGGGGGACGTGTGGCTGGAAGTGATCGAGGACGTAGCTGGGTCGGATCGGTGGTGCAAGCTGCTACGGGACATGCGCGCCCGCCGCGAGTTCGGCATCGCCAAGTACGGCTGCCCGGTCCAGCGCGGTAGCGGCCGGGACCATCTGGTGGACGCCTATCAGGAACTGCTCGATGCGGCGGTGTACCTCAAGGCGGCCGACGCCGGCCCGTACCGCGACGTGCTGGCGCTGCTCGTGAAGCTGAAAGAGATGATGGAGTGAGCCGCAAACCTTGATTGGAAAGGACGCCGCGAATGGTCATGGCCTTTACCAGCACCGACAAGTACGTCCTGCGTCTCCGCGAGAAGGCCCCGCCCGCTCACGAGCGCCGCCGGGCCTGCCGCGTGGGGCCGATCGCGGGCGGCTATGGGGTATGGCAGGGCGATACCCTGCTCGCCGTGTTCGCCAGCGAGGCCGACGCCGAACAGGCCGCCAGGAACCCGCCGGAAGAACCCAAGACCTGCTCGCGCTGCAAGGTCGCCTATCCCAAGGGCTCGTTCCCGACGACGACCTGCCACGGCCGGCGGATCAGGCGGAGTTGGTGCCAAGCGTGCCTGACCGCGTACTACAAGATCCGCGACAGGAGGCGATCCACCGATGACGCAAGCGGAACTGCATCGGCTGCTGGATGAGTGCCAGGACGCTCTTGGTGTGGCGCTGGCCTGCGATGACTGGCGGATGCGCGGGCGGCTGTGGAAGGCGGCGCAGGCGGCGTGGCGGCGCTACGAGGAGGCCAGAGCCGCCTTCCGCCGCAATGGGACGCCAGCAGCAGCGCCTCCTGGGTTGTCGCCGTCGGGTCCAGTAGCCAGCGAATGAGGGGGAGATCGTTCATGCCAGGTGGAGGAGCAAGGGACATGCCGGGTTCGCTGGAAACTTGCCGGACGTGTCGCTACTGGGAGCATATGGAAGATGAGATCGGCGTCTGCCGCCGCCACGCTCCGCGCGACGATAACTGGCCACCCGAGACGGACGCGGAGGACTGGTGCGGCGAACACCAGCCTACCTCTGCGCCCGCTGCTGCCGCGCCCGCTGCTCCTGGGCCAGGTATAGCCGAGCCAGGGCCTGTTCACGTGGGTCCATGTTCTGGATCTCTTCCGGGCGGAAATACATCCGGCTGAACACGCCCACGCCAGGCTGGCCACGCAACTCCTCATCGAGCGCCTTGCGAATCGCCTGCTGCCTCGCCTTCTGCATGTCCACGTCCGTCACCCTTGCCCCCGTCGCCAGGTTCAGCGCCGCGTCCGCCCAGCTCTTGCGCGGATCCACCAGCGTCGAACCCATGCCGATGAGCCGCGACAGGGGCGAGTTCATCAGCAGGTTCTCCACCGGCTGCGGCAGGTTGACGCCGAGGTCGCCCAGTCTCGAATGCAGATCGCGCAGGTCGCGGCCAGAGAACAACTGCTGGCCGGATAGCTGCTCGTAAGGGTACTTGAGAAGAGGCGACAGTTGTCCGGCCAAGCCTCGCAAGGTCGTAAACTCACCAAGCTGCTCGAACGGCAGTCCCAGGCTGGACAGGTAGCGCCGCGTCTTATCGTCCCCGCCGACCGGGATGGCTAGTCCCTGCCCCAGATAGTCGGGGGCGAACTCGTCGCGGGCCTGGCTGCTGGCCTTCACCATGTTGGCCGTGATGCCGCCGGGCCGCTCCAGGATCTGGCGGAATTGCTGCGGTACGTTGCCGCGCGCGAAGCTGTAGAACGGCACCAGCCGCTTCATCACCTGCGACTCGAAGCCGGTCAGGCGCGTGTAGTCCACGTGCGCCGCCTTCACCATCTCGGTCGCCACATCAAGGCTGTAGCCCTGCCGTGCCAGCCCCACGAACCCGGCCAGGCGGCCCAGGTCCTCGACCTCGTTGCCCAGCTTCTGCCCGGCCGCGACAGGAGCGAACTTGCTCTCCGCCCTGCCGCCCACGCCGCGCACCGCCAGGGGGTTCGCCTTCTCCGCCGCCGTCCCCGGCTGACCTCGCCCGACCAGCCCCTGAAGGTAGTCGGGTACGGCTTCGAGTCCGACCTTGCGGCCCGGCATGGCACCCGGAAATCGCATGAGAAGTTCCTGCGCCGCCGCCTGCCCGACCACGTCCTGCGCCGGTCCAGCCCCGAGCAGACCCGAGGTGAACGCCTTCTGGCGCAGGATCTCCGTGGCGGCGGCGTCGGAGAGGCCGCGAAACTCCGGGTGCTGGCTGAGCCCCTTCACCACATGGGCCGGGTCGCGCAGGAGGGCGGCCGATTCGCGGTAGGCGTCGGGCAGGGCCTTGGCCCCGGTCAGGATGTAGTTCTGCCACAGGCCCGAAGCGGCGTTGCGGGCGTGAAAGGCCGGGTTGGGCGATGTCAGGAACGATTTGGTGAGGTTCTGGATCGAGTCCCACACCTTCACCACCGGCTCCAGGACGCGCGGCATGGTGAAGGCTTGCAGGCTCCGCTCCAGGGCGTCGGCCACTTCGCGGCTGACGAAGTGGTTGTCGAGCGTCAGCACCTGCTGGGCCGGATTGCCGCGAAACGGTGGATGTTTGCCCGAGGCGACCAGGGCGTCGAGCATCTTGATGTCGGCCACGTTCCGGTCCAGCCCGACGTTGGCCAGCACTTCCCCCAGCGACCGGCCCCCGGGCGGCTTCGCCCCCGTCACCGCCTCCTTGGCCAGAAAGCCGATCATGGTCTTGGCCGTGGCCGTGGACTGCGCGATCTGCTTCAGCCCCTCCTCGAAATCCGTCATGGCCTCCTTGGCGAACAGGCCGATCTTTTGCCGCTCCGGGCTGAGGCTATACAGAAACTCCGCCAGGTTCTTCGCCTTCACCGGGTCCTGGATGGCGTAGTTCTGCATGATGTGCTGCGCGGCTGCCGCCGTGTCCTGCCCTGCCCCGCGCGCCGTGCCGGATAGGAACGGGTCCGCCACCATCTTCTCGATCGCCGCCGTGCCGCCCGGGATGTTGGTCAAGATCTCCTCGCGCGCGATCTGCGAGGGGGAGCGTACCGTCAGCCCGGATCCGGCCCCCTTGCCGCCGTGGGCCACGTCCAGTTCGGGCTTCACCACAGAACGGTGAAAATAGTTGTCGATCTCCCCAACCGGCACCCCCCACTCCTTCGCCTCCGCCAGAAAAGCCTCCTGCGCGTTCTTGATGACGGGTGCCGCCCGCTGACCGCCTGCCGACGCCTGCCCGGCCGGCAAGGTCCCTTCCAGGATGCCGCGCACTTCCTGCCCACCCTTGAGCGCGTCTGGCCCATATGCCTTGACCGCACTACCGACCGATTCCAAAGCCTGCTCCTGGGCCAGCTTGCGGGCCAGGGACAGTTCACGGCCGTATTCTTGACCTTTCTGGCTGAGCTGGCCGAGTACGTCACGGTCAAAAAGGGCGTTCCAGGCACGCCCCGTAGCGGCCCCAGCTTCGCCCAGGCCGCTCCCCAGGGCCTGCAAAGGCTTCCCGACCACGGGAAGGGCTCCGACGGCGCCAGAAGCGGCCTGTGCGGCCCCCGACAGGGTGTTGCCCAGAGGGGTCAAATCGGCGGTCCAGAAGTTGGCCGCTCCGGGCCATGGCAGGCCGACACCGATGTGCCCGCCCAGGGACTTGCCGGCGACATCGGCGACCGTCTGGCCGGTGTACTGGGCCAGCTTGGCCGCCTCGGGCGAAGCTGCGGCCAGCCCGGCGGCACGAGCGGCGCCCGACTTGGGCAGGACACCGGCCTTCTTGGCGGCCTGGCCGAGTTTGGAGACGGCCGAGCCGCCGAAGGAGAGGTAGGTGAGCGGGTCCAGGGCGATGTCGAGGGCCAGACCGCCCAGCCCTTCGCCGGACAGGAACGGCGTATTTTCGTCCCCGCCGAGCAAATCCGAGCCATGCACGGCCTGGGTCGGGTCGGTGATGCCGAGGGCGTCGGAGAAGGGGATGATGGCGGCCAGTTCGCGCGCGTTGCCGGTCGGCAGTGCCCAGGCGGCGCGGCGCACCTTGTCGAGGCTGGAGCCGATGTAGCCCAGGCCGGAGAGGAGCCCCGAGCCGAGCTGGCCAAGCAGGGACTGCTCCTCCTCGGGGGACTGCGGCGGCAGGATGTCGGCAGCGCGAGGGCGGATTGGGCGTGGTTGACCGATGAAGTCAAAGGGGTCGGGGAGTTGCGGCATTTGACCGGATCTCCGTCGTGACCTACGGTTGGCGCGGGGTCACTACTTGAGGAGAGATGCGATGAACGAGGAACGCAAGAAGGTTGTCGTGGCGGCGATCGCTGCCGTGGCGGTGATGCTCCTGGTGCCGCCCTGGTCCGAACCGTGGGGAACCGAATACCGCTTCATCGGCAGTCCGGGATCGGCGCTGCACTGGACCGTCCTCTTCGTGCAGGTTGCCGTGGTCATTCTGGTGGCCGCGGCGGGCTGGATGGTGGTTTCACCGCTCCCGCCCGCCGAAGTACAGGGTCCACCACGGCGACTGCGGGTTGGCGATGCTGCCGCCGACGGTGCCGGGTCGGACCCGGTTGACGGCGTTCATGACCGCCTGACGAGTTACCGCGTCCGGCGATGAACTGCCACGCCAGGACCGCCCGGTGAACCACTGGTCCATGACTTGCGGCCCGAAGCGGCGGATCATGAACGGCATGAACTGCTGGATGTTCTGGTCCAGAAATCCCGGCGGCAGTCGCTGGATGAAGCTTGCTACGTCCCCCTGCCCCAGCGGTCGCGGCCCCGTCGCCCCCTGGAGCGGGGTCTGCGCTCGCATCATCTCGGCCAAGACCTGTTCCATTACCGTTTCGGGGGACTGCTGAACCGGAGTCGGGCCACGCTGCGGGCCGGTCGGCGCCACAGTTGTTGCGCCCGTTGTCGCTGTAGGTGCGCCGAACGAGGCTGGAGACTGCGGCGATCCGCCCTGGGACGGTGGCAGGGCCAGCCCCGACTCGGCCCAGCGCCGCCGTGCATCCTGGATGGTGCCCCCCTGCTGAAGCGTGGCCTGGAGGAAACTGCTGAAGTTCCGCTCGTTGACCGCATCGGGGCCGTGCTGGATCTCCGCCGCCCTGCCCGCATTGGCCGCCTGCAAGGCATCGGTCTGAAGCCGCCCCGGAACGAATTGCCCGCCAAGCCCCATGCCGCCGAACGCCTCCTGCCTCGCCAGATCCAGTCTGGCCTGGTTCGCTGCATTCTGAAGCCCGGCCTGGTAGCCCTGCATCGCCCCTCCGAAGGCGTCACCATTGAAGCGCATCTGGCCGTTGACCGCCTGCCAGAAGGCCGGGTCGTTCGGGTTCGGCATCACTCCGCCGGCCGGTGTCTGTGCCGCCGTCACCTGGCCGCCGCGCATGACGGCATAGTTACCGGGACCGCCAACGATGGTGGGGGCCACGCTGGGATCGAAGTAGGGCGAGGAGACGATGGGGAGGGTGGGATTCTGCTGTCGAGCAAAAGCCAACTCGGCCGTCTCGAAGGCTACATCGCGGACCCCGACCCCGTTGGGCAACGTGCTCTGCGGGCCGAAGGTCAGCGCCCGTACCGGCGCAGCCTGCGCCGGCGAGGTCGGCGTCGGAGGACTCGTAGGCGGTGGTGGACTGGTGGGACCGGACCTGGGCCGGTTCTGGTCGGGCAGGTCGGCGACGATGCGCGTGATCGGCAATTGCGGCCTCGCGCCGGGCAACTCGACCGCAGGCCGCTCCGGGCTTGGCGGTGGCGGCATTACCTCCATCGCCCCCAGCGAGGCATCGCCAACCGCTTGCGCCACGGCTCCGAGGCCGCCCAGCCTGCCGCCGCCGACGATGCCCGGCATGCGGCCGGCCAGCGGTCCCTCGCGGCGCTGGCGCAGAAGTTCTTCCTCGTCTTGCTCGGTCCAGCCGATCATGGCCCCGAGTGGATTGGTGAATGGCATTGGCGCGGCTCCGGGCGGGGGCCGGAAAAGAAGTGTGGTGCCGCCATTCTACCCGGACATGAGATGAGAAGAAAGGGCCTCATCCGCAACCATGTTCCCGCACATGAGCACGATCATGCGCAACGGCAGCCCAAATCAGGTGGCGATGCTCACGATCACGAGCATTTCGACAGCCATGGCCGGATCCTCCGAATGAGGCCCCCTGTTCCGGCTAAAGCAAAAAAGATGCCGGGCGGCTTGGGGTAACCGCCCGGCATCTCCTATGTGGCGAGGTCAAGTGCCTTGGTTTTGGTATTCGTTAAGGCGACGCCAATTCCAAGCAATGACCCGTTTCATCCTATACCAAGCCAGCCAGCACGGCGAGCATGTTCTGCTGCTGCTGGAAGTACGGCTTGCGGCGCTCGATGTCCTCCCGCATTCTGCTGGCGTACTGCTCCTCCTGCGCCCGCTGCGCATCCAGGACGTGCGCCGCATTGCGCCCCGTGGCCCCTAGCCGGATCTCGCGCTCGTTGGCCGTGTTCGCCGCCATGGCCTGATTCTGCGCGCCCATCTCGAGCGCTCGCGCCAGAGGCGACTGCGCGCCGAATCCGTGGCCGGCAGTCTGTTCCCGGGCCAGGCGGGCCTGGGTCTGCGCCCGCTGATCGTTGGCCGCCGTGGCGGCGTTGACCTGTTGCTGGATCTGCGAGCCGGAAAAGATCGGGTTGGCGTTGATGGCCGGGCCAGAGCCGGACGAGCCCCCCGCCGTGGCCGCGCCGCCGCCAAGCCCGCCGCCGAACGCGCCCGAAAGCTGGCTCTTGATGAGCGGAAAAATCTGCTTGAACCTGTTCTGCTGCGCTCGCACCCCCGCCGTGGCGGCGTTGGCCTGGATCTGCGCTTCGCGGAGCCTGGCCGCAGCGGACTTGTCGGCCAGCTCGTTCTGGAGGCTCCGCTGCGAAGCGGCCTCGAAGGGGTCGAAGTCCGACTCCATGCGAGCCTGAAGCCCGCCCCCGCCACCAGCCGAGCCGCTGAGCGGATCCCGCGAGAAGAAAGATAAGGGTCGCATGGCCATGGCAGATCCTCCTGTTGCCCCGATTCTACGCGATGCCGAAGAAACTCTCAACTTCCGCCTGGATCGCGGACAAGCCGACGTAGTTCGCGGGCAGGTCCCATTCAACGGCGGTGTAAGTCCATCCGTACTGGTCGAGCCCCTGGCCGAACTGGGCCATGGGCGCTGCCCCCGATACCGCCCGCTGCGCGATCTCGTCCAGGTCCGTGCCGAACGGCACCTGGTAGATGTGCCCGCCGAAACTCTTGCAGCGCGGATGCCGCTCCACGAAGCGGTTGTAGTCCGACTGGTATTGTGTCGCCGCCGCGCTGAGCGGGGAGTTGTACTCGATGAGGTCGTTGCCGTAAGCGAGGTTCGAGCTGGCGAATACGTAGGTGAAGATGTCTCCCGCCACCATGTTCGCCGCCGTGAAGTTGGCGTCCTTGTCCGGCGTGGCGTGCGAGAGCCATCGCTGGCTTGCCCCGCCGTCCTTACCCCACGCCACGCAGATCCCATGCGATGCCAGGGCCATACCGAGGCTTGAGCAGAGGGGGCTGTAGTGGTTCGTGAACGCGGTCGCTGGCGTGCCACCCGAGGAGGAGAACAAAAACCGCACCACGCGCGGCAGCCGCACGAGGTAGCCCTGCCTGGCGAAGTTGTCGGTGAGGGAGTTCTGGCTGCCGGTCATACCGGCATAGAGATTGACCGAGGAACCATGGAAAAAGACCTGCGTGTACGACGACTTCCGGCTGGCCAGGGGCAGCTTGTACTGTTCGCCAGGGATCGAGAAAGGTGTTAGAGCCACACGGGAACCTGCATGAAGTAGCCGCTGGCGTCCCGGAACAAGACCACGCTGGTCCCGGCCGGGATCGTTTCGCCGCTGTCGATCTGGAGCTGGGTCACGTTCTTGTTGCCGCTGCTGGTGTTGACCACGTAGCTGCTTCCCGAACCTGACACCACCGTGCCGCGCAAGCCGCCGGCCACGCTGGCCCCGGCAATGGTCGTCTCCGCCCCGGTGTCCTTGTCGCGCTGCACGATCTCGATCGTGTTGTTGACGATCCTGATGTCGCCGACCTTTGCCCCGTCGCGGCCCTTGAAGTCGAATACCGAATCCCCCTCCCCCGCCCCCGTGATGGTGATGGCCGGTGCCCCGCCCGGCGTTTGATGGAACGTGGTCGGGGCCTGGAAATCTTCCGGCACGTCCGGCGAGATCATGGCGTACAGTTCCTCGGCCAGCCCGTTCGCCGTCCATTTCTCCTCGCGCAAGAGCCGTTGCCGTTCCTGCCATAGACCAGCCATCAGGGTGCCTCCAGTTGCCCGGGCATGGTGACGCCGTTCATGGTCACCTGCCGCAGTTTCTGCTCCTCGCCGTTGGAGCACCCGCCCAACTCCAGTTGCACGAAGCGCGTCCCCTCGCTGCTGTCTTCGCGGTGGTCGGGCAGCAAGTGGCTGGCCACGCCGCGCACGCGCGTCAGGTCCAGCACCAGATCAGTCTGCCCCGCCGTCGAAGAGAAGCCCCGCTGCTTCGCGCCCTGCACTGTCTCGCGCTGGGTCACGGGGGTATCCGAGAAGTCGTAGTAGTATCGCATGTCAAGCAGGGCCGCCCTGGACTGCGGCTCGAACACCAGCTCCACGCGGCGGTCCTTGTGCTCCTCCGCCACGGCGAAGCGGAAGTCCGACAGCCGCAGTTGCCACTGGATGCCGCCCACCTGGTAGATCGAGGTCGTGTCGGGCCGGTCCAGCCAGGGACGGTCCAGGTAGAGCGTGGTGGCGCTCACGTCCACGATCCGCCGCTCCTGCCCCTTGCCCTTGCCCGCGACGATGACCACGGGGGCTCCCACGAACGACGCAGGGAAGCTAGCGCCCGAGTCGGACAGGGACAGGACGCCCGCCGATGTCGCCGTACCACGAACCGTTCCTGCGGATGACTGCGCCACATCCAGGTGCCCCTCCCAGGAGACGAACACCTGCCGCCCATCTCCGCCCAGGAACACACACGGCACGCCCCTGACCTCCCCCTTGGCCGCCGAGGCGATGGCGAACGGGTAGCGCTCGATCCACCACCTGTCGGCGCGGTAGTTGTAACAGAGCGCGTGCCGCGGCAGGTAATCCCCCTCGAAGCAGACGAACCAGCGTATCGTCGAGTGCTGCCGCCAGTGCCCGGCATGGAACTGCTCCTGCGCCTGCCAGTTGATGGCATAGGGCACGTTCGCCCCCGGCCGGAACAGGTCCTGGATCGCGTCCGATACCGACCCGCTTTCGCCGCCGCCGAAACGATGAACCCCCTCCTCGTCCAGCATGTACGCCGTCGAGTCCACCAGCACCCAGCAGCGGTTGTTGATGCAGCCCCGGTCGGCGGCCGGGAACAGCCCCCCGTCCCGCGCCGGATCGTCCTGGAACGTCAGCTTGTGGATGTGCCGCTTCTCCAGGATGTAACCGAACGAGCCGCGCACGAACCCGCCCGTGATCTCGTCGGAGTTCTCCGGGATCGACAACGCATTGAAAACGCTCACCGCCTCCGGTTCGCCAGCTTCGGACCAGTACATCGTCCGCCGCTCCGCCGGTGCTGGCCGGATCGCGTAGCGAGCGAACAGGTCCGTGGGCCCCAGGTAGGCCGTGGACAGGGTGAGGGTCTGCGCCGTCTCGTCCACCGCCGAGATCAGGTACGATTCGTTGGCCCCGGTCACGTACAGGTAGCGGCCCTCCATGGCCTCGGTCCAGTCCGTGCCGACCCCGGTCACCGTCGTGGAAGCCACCGTCACCTTGACGTGTCCGCGCTTGTAGTCCACCGACCCCAGGTAGAACAGCCGCGACAGGAGGTGGAACAGGTACGGCTTGTGGTTGGGCGGCACGTCCCGCCGATTGGCCAGCGGCAGGGCCAGATCGTCGAGGATCGCTTGAGCCTCCTGCGTGGCAAGTTCCGTGTCGGTGCGGGTCGAGGTCAGCGTGGTGGAGGTCAGGTCGTCGGTGTCGATGTCCACGTAGAACACGTCGGCCTGGCCGTCGGTGTTGCGAAGGATCTGCCGCCGCGTCACCTTGGGATCGGTCGGCACGGCCAGGCCGGTGTAGGTGATGATGGGGCTGGCCGTCCATGAGCCTCCCGAGGTGTACGCGCCGCTCCCCTGCGAACCGTCGAGAGAGAAAGAGTTAGCGTCGATGACCGTAATCGTCCATGTGCCGTTGGCCGCCGTGTTGCCCCCCACGCCGGTGATCGTCACCTCGTCCCCAGTCGCCCGGTTGTGGCCGGCCGCCGAGATCACGATGGGGTCGGCGTTGGTCGCCCCCGTGATGGTGCCGGTCAGGTTCCCCTTCACGATGGCCGCGGCCGAGATCGGCGACAGGTTCGACTTGAAGCCGAATCGGTCCTTGTAGCGGACGTAGGCGTAGTACACCCCGAGCGTGCTGCCGCTGCCCGGCGAGGTGATGGCCGGGGCCGTGGCTGGGGCGGCCAGCCCGGCCAGTTCCATCGAGGGCGTGATGCCGTCCCAGCGCATGACCGGCGAGAAGCCGTCAGCCAGGTAAAGGAGCCCCAGATCCGTCTCGGCGAAGTCGGTCATATCTCCCTCAGATCCACCATTCGCTGGTACGCCTTGGCGATGCGGCGCATCACCTTCATGGTCGTGGCCCCGGCCTTGATCCGCTGTAGCGCCTTGTTCGCTTCCGCCTTCTTCGCCAGCGGCCCTACCGCATCCACCAGCACCAGGTCTGGCCTTCCGAAGCAGACATACCAGCCGCTGAACCGCTTGATGACGAAAGCCTTGATGAGCGGCACCACGTCAGTTCCCTCGCGGGCTGGGCCGGTGCCGCCCTACGGCCAGATACGGCGTGTGCGCCAGTGCAATCCCCTTCACCCGGTACGCCTCGGCCACCGTGGCCGACTCCCCCCGGAACTCCTCCGCGTCGTCGCCCGTCAGCGATTCCGACACCGAGCCGGTCTGGGTCATCTGGACGGTGGTCAGGCCCGGGGGCATCGCACGCGCGAACGGATAGATGACGCCGGGGTGGTCCGTGACGGTGGTGCTGGTGTCGGTCAGGGCCGTGCCGTGCCAGTTGTTCGTCTCGCGGATGAGCGGGGCGTAGAGGAGCCGCGAAGCTGGGCGGATGAAGTAGGGAGAGAAGCCCTTGCCGAGTGCATTGGCCTCGGCCGCATCCAGGGCCACGCTCCAGACCGCGAGCTCGGCGACCTCGCCGTCGTCCCAGAAAGCATCGGGCGCCCCATCGTAGACCAGCAACTTGGGCGTGACCGTGATCGCCCCGTCGGGATCGGCCCCCGCCGTGGTCGTCTCCAATGCGCCGTTGAGGTACGCCTTGAGATTGGAGCCGTCCCAGGTCATGACGAGGTCATACCAGGTATTGGCCTGGAGGCTGGTCACGTACTTCGCGACGGTCTGGGTCGAGTGGTCGGCCTGCACCATGGTCCAGGCTTGCCGCGATCCGGCCGACGAATGGTTCCAGGCGAAGATCGTGGAGTAATTGGCCCCGCCCGCGTCGGAGAGGTGGACGGGGATCGTGATGTCCCCCGAGCCGGGAACGGAGTCGTTGCGGTAGCGCAGATGGATGGAGAGCCTGGTCAGGCCCGAACCGAGGCTGGGGCCGACGAGCTTGGCCGATGATCCGTTCCCCTTGCGGGCCATCCGAAACTCCTACGTCTCACGCACCTCAATGGACCACAACTCCGCGTCGTTATCGGCGGTGTCGGCGGCGTCGGTTGCCACGCGGCGGATCTTGAGCCGGAAGTGCTCCCCCAGGGCGATCGAGTCCATCTGCGCCCCTTCCGTGAAGGCGATCTCGGCGTACTGCACCATGCCCGACGTGCCCGGTACCGTGGCCGTCACCGTCCGCTCGGCGGCGAAGTCGTCCGAGTCCAGATCCCCCGTCTCGTCCTGGTGCCGCTCCAGGGAGATCCCCCAAACCACGTCCCCCGTCGTGACCGTGGTCGCCGAGAAGCAGATCCGGCAGGTGATGCCGCCCCCGGCGTAGGCCCGGGGCATCACGTCCTCGAACAGGGCCGACTCGATCGTGGCCTTATCGAAGTCGAGGACCGGGTGCTGGTTGCGCAGATCCAGCGTGGCGTAGTTGCTGCTGGGCGGTATGTGCTGCTGCGGGAGCAGGACCAAGAGCGTGTTACCACTGGCCATCGTTATTGCACTCGTGTGAGGGTGAGGGTGAAGGAGCCCTGGAGAAATTGCCCGTTCTGGAAGCTGCGGTTGCCCTGAGAGAACGCGGCGGCCGACAGGAGTGTGCCGGTCGTGCCCCCCTTGGTGTTGTTCGAGGTCATGAACAGACCGTGGACGGTGACGGTGCCGGTGAAGTTGAAGTTGACGTTCGCCGCCGACGCCACCCCGTTCGTCACCGAATAGGACCACTGCGGCCGGGTCGCCTCGTTGTAGGTCGTGTGCGTCTCGGCCCAGCCCGCGTGCGAGGCCATCGTGTCGCCAGCCACGATCGACGGCGTGGGGCTGGCGTTGATGAGCCCCATGTAGAGCGTCCCCAGGCCGCTATTGAGGATCAGGTTCAGCCCCGTCGTGACGATGAGGTTGTCCATGCCGCCCTCCCCCAGGAGAGTGCGCAGGCCGCTCTTGCGCGGGGCGGACCAGTGCCGCCAGCCGTAGTGCCCCCTGACCAAAAGTCTCTTTTCGCGTTCCGTCGCCTCTTGGATCATCTTCCACCTCACGTTAGGCTGGGATTCTGCCCCTTGCGCACGTAGCCCGACTCCAGGACATGGACCAGATAGTTCGCGTGTGGCCGCTGGAACCAGTGCATGTCGACCACGGCCCCCTCCACGTCCCCGCCCGCCACGATGCGGAAGCTGCGCGCTTCCGCGTAAGTCGTCCCCGAGATCGCCCAGCGGAGGAGCACCAGATAGTAGCCCGTGGCGAACTCCAGGCCCAGGAACACAGGCAGGCCGAACAGGCCCGTCACCTGTTCCGGCTCCACCACCGGCATCAACTTCGACTGCACGAGCGCCCCGGCCGCCGAATAGATGCGGCACGTCGGCGCATCGTCCGGCACGGTCGGCGTCCCCGAGGCGTTCGTCGTCTGAACGTCCAGGATCACCGTGCGGCCAAGTTGGAAATCACCGAGGAACATTTAGGTCACCGTGAAGGTCACGATCTGGGCCTGCACCACTGCGGACACCGTGTACTGGAACAGGATCGTGTAAGTCACCCCGGCCGCGAAGCCGTTGGCCCCGGCCGGCGTGTAGGACCAGGAGTACAGCCCGTCCGTGTTGGACGAGTCCAGGAGCGAGGCCGTGCCGGTGCCGTTGGCCATCAGGCCCGACGGGCCGTAGATACGGAAGGTCGGTGGGCTGGCCGCGTCGGTCGGCACCTGAGTGCTGGCGTTCCTGGTCAAGACCGCGCCGGTGATGGTCGAGCCGAGTTGTACGAAGCCTGCGAACATGGTTAGTCGTCCTCGAAATCGACCTTGCGAAGCCCTCGCCGCACTACCGCCTCCCCCAGCGTCACGGACGCCAGGTTGAGCTGCACTTCCGCCCCGCCCTCCGGGAAGTCGATCGGATCGACGTTGGAGAGCAGCCCAGGAAAATCGATGATCACCACGGCCGGCCGTGCTGGTTTCATGGCAAACTCGTCCTCAGTGCCGCCGCTGCCGGGAAGTCGTCCACGCGAGGCCACGCCCGCCTGCCCGACCCGCTCCAGCGCGGCTCCGTCGCCCGGTTGTCCGCCTCGAACGCCTGCATCATCGCCAGTTTGTGCAACTCCTCCTCGAACGCCGTGGGCTGGTACTTGGTGCCGATCCTGACCTGTCGCTCGCACTCGCGCAAGAGGTAGTTCTGCATCGACTCCATCTCGATGTCGATGGGGTCGGAGATCAGGTACTTCACCGCCGTCAGGGTCTGTCCCGGCACGGCGTCGATCGTCAGGCTGGTGGCGCTGGCCACGTCGGTGATGATCCGCTCCACAACCGCCGGCTCCCCGCCAGGCCCGCCCGCGGGGCTGGTCGGCAGGTTGGTGCCATCCCCGGAAAAGCGGATCACCGCCCCCTCCATGGCCGTGGTCCAGGCCGTGCCGGTGCCGGTGACGGTCGTGGACGCCGAGTTGACCGTCACGGTGCCGGTCGAATAATTCTCCGTCACCAGGTCGCGCGGCTTGCGGCGGTAGACGAAATCGTAGCGCCAGGTGGAACTGGGTGGCGGCCCGAAACGGACGGCCAGGACGCCGTGATAACGCGGGTCGGACGTGATCGTGAAGTGGCTGGGCATGGCCGGGGCACGCAGGCTGCGGTGCAGGCCGGGCCACTCGTCGGGCTGGATGTAGGGGATCGTTCCCGCCGTCGTGCTGTTCACCATCTCGCCGCACGACTTGAAATCGCCCGGCAACTGGTAGGTATCCTGGAAAATCTGGTAGCTGGTCCCTGCCGCCACATCGGCGCCGGGGTTGTTGTTGACCGACAGGGTGAGCACCGTCGCGGAGACGCGCGCGGCCACGTCGTAGGGCACGTTGTCCACGAGAACGGTCCCCAGCCCGGCCCAGTCCGGCCAGGTTCCCGAGGTCAGGGTCAGTTCTCGCTCGTTGCTGCCGCCGGTGTGGTCGTAGGCCACGGTGCCGGTGGAGTAGCTGGCGACGGTGTTGATCTTGCCGAGGCGGAAGTAGTAATGCCAGGGGCGGGCGTTGCTGACTTCGCGGTAGGCGTTGAGGACGGCGCGGCGGGCGCGGCGCAGGTTGATCTCGTCCGTGCCGCCCCCGGTATAGTCCAAGAGGTGCTCGACGCAATCGCGAAACGTGATGAGCCGTTGATTCGGCATCTTAGCACTCCTCGGGCCGCGTGCGCGGCTGGCCGGACTCCTCGGGGAAGCTGCGCGGGGTCAGTGTTTCCTCGGGGCGGCTGCGGTAGTGGACCGCGCACGGATCGAACGCGGCCGGCGCGTCACCGACGGCCGAGCCGCCAAGCTGCAACAGGGTCAAGAGGATCGGGCCACCCATTTTGCTTCACCCCGCTTTGCGGGCTACACTTGCCTTGAGGAGGTCAGCCATGAAAGCCGCCTTGAAAGTCGTTTGCCTCGCCGAGGCTGCTGTCCTGCTCTGCGTGGTCGCCAACCTGGCATGTTGCTGGTGGACAGCCCCTGTTCCGACCGAACCGGCCCGGTTCGTGTTCACGGGCATAGGTCGCAGCGACACTCCTGAAGATGGCTGGGAAGATCATTGGTGGACCAACTTTCGCAGCGACATCGTTGTTTCGTACCATCACGGCCAGCCACGTTACAGCGCCGTACTACCTGCCTCCCCGCCTCCTCCGCGCCTTACCGGCACACTTCGCCGCCTCCTGGCCTACGTGTGGTAATAGACCGTGCAGCGGCAGGTGTTGACCTGCGCGTCAGACGGCGTGGTGCCCGGCAACATTCCACCCCAGACGTTGACCGCGATGGCGAGGCCGAAGTCGGCGTCGTTGATGTCGGTGTGTGCCCAGGTCGCCCCCCACAATTCCGTAGGCCCTCCGTAAGGCACCCAGCCCTCCGTGGTCGCCCACGCGGCCTGGGCCAGGTTGCTCGACGCCAGCGTGCCGTCGGCCGTAATGGCCCGCACCTCGTTGTCGGTCGTTACCCCGCCCGTGCCCGCCGTGGCCTTCCGCTTCACCTCGAACAGGATGCCGTCGATGATCGCGTTCGAGGGGAGGTTGAAGCCGAACGTCTTGAGGAACAGGTAGTAGCTGAGTTGCTGCCCCGGCGTCGGCGAGCCAGCCGCGATGGCGTAGTTGCCATCGTCGGCGGTGATGCGGCCATCGTTGGGGCTGGGCCAGTCCGCCGTGCCGCCGTTGCTGTTGCTGGTGGCCCCGACCGTGGCCAGGCGCGGGCCGGACGAGAGCCCGTACACGGAGATGCTAACGGTCCTTGTGGCCGTCTGGGCGCAGCAATCGCACGGCGAGTTGGCCAGATCGTTGACTGTGATCGTGAGCGTATCGGTGCCGTACACTCCCGTCGTGGGCGTGTAGACCATGCCGCTGAGGGCGTTGTTGACATTGGTCAGGCTGCCGCGGAACACCATCGTGGCGTCGCCCGTGCCATCCCCGGCCGCCGTGCCGTAGTTGTCCGCCGTGAAAGCGAAGCTGAGCCCCGTCGTGCCGGACAGGGTAAGGGTGCCTCCTCCCACGGTCAGCGACACCTGGATGTCGCCGGTCAGGGACGAGTGAGCGATCGAGATCAGATCGCCGCCCGAGAACGTGATGGTCGAGGCGTTCGCCACCGTCTTGGACGATGGGGCCGTGATGACCGGCCCGCTGATGGCCTGCTCGGTCGTGGCGTTGCTGGCAGGCGTGGCCAGGGCCGAGGTCGCCCACGAAGCGGGAGCCGAGTCGGAGAAGTCGCCGCGGCGAAGTTTCTGTACCTGGTCGTTGAGTTCCTTCACCGCCACGACGAGAGCCGTCAGGGTCGCATCGTCGGGGCGCCCGGCGTGGGCGGCCCGCTCGGCGTTCTTGGGGTTCCAGTCGAAGGCGTCGATGACGGCCTTGGCGGCATCGACATCGACGTTGCTCTGCGTGCCGTCCCAGGACAGACCCACCGAGGCGTCGGGATCGACGCGCATGCCGAGGATCTTGTCGCCGTAACTCTGGCCCTTGAGATCCGAGTAGAGCCGTTTCACCATGTCGCGCATGTTTGTCTCCTCTTTAGTTCCTGCGAAACCAAATGCGCATCCGAGCCGTGTCCACGATGGCCTGCACCATCCCGGCCGTAGCCGTCGGCGTAACAAGTTTGACCTGGAGATAGCCGTACATCGTTTGGCACTTGATCCAGTCCCAAAACGGTGCAGGCGCTGGAGGGGCGGCAGGGTCTAGCCAGAGGTAGTTTCCAGATCCGCCAACGGCTGGAGGAGCGCCCCACGTTTGCCAGGACCAAGCGGCCGGCCATACGGTCCCCCCGACCCCAGACGTGCCTATCATTTCAGTTCCGCCATCGTCATGACCGACCTTGACCCACTCGTCTAAGACAGCCCCAGGCACGCCTGGGCCTGCGGCTCGCCTTAGAATGGAAAACTCGATCCCCTGAATCGTGGCCCTGCTGGCGGGATCTCCATTGATTAGGCCGAAGTCCGACGCCCTGAACAGGAAGCAAAACCTCAGCCAGTAAGATTTCACCTCCGCCAAGGGTGTTCGCACTCCTATGCGCGGATCCATGCAGTTTCGGTCGCCTACCACGAACATGGACCGATCATCTGAGCGCAAAATATCGTTATCGTTGCCACTCCAATCATGATCCCCGTCAGGAGTGGATGTCGTAATCGCGGAGGTTGGAGATCGCCATGGCGTCCTGTCACCCGGCAGCGGACCAAACATGAAGGTGGCAATTTGCCTGTTACTGTGGATGCCGACTCCGGGGACGTTGATGGTAGCGTTGTAGATGATCCTGATGGTCCGCTGGATCGGGAGGCTGCCCTTGGGAACTCTGATGAACAGATTCATCAAAACATCGTCACGCCTCCCGCGCAGGAGAAAACCAGCGTCCCCGTTGACGTTGCCGCCTATGACGCAGTTCGGCGCCGAAGCCCCACGCGACAAGATGACCACTGCGGGTAGCTGCTGGCCCGTGTTGGCAAACTCAAATCGAATCTGCAAAGAAATTTCGGCATTGGCGGGCGTGTTATGGAATCCATGCGCGAGGGCGACGACGTTCAACTCCTCATTCGCCAGGCCGCGCCGCAGTACGTTGGCATTCAGGTCGCCGGTAGCCGTACCAGGGCCGATGAAACGCGGAGCGCCTTGCTGCTGCTCCAGGATCACCGGGTTTGCCGCCGCGCCGCTGACCACGTAGGACAAGGCCCGCCCGGAAGCAATCTGCGCCTGGCTCGCCGCAGCCGCCACCTCCGCTGCCGCATTGACGGGCACGGTTTCGCCCAGGATCAGCTTGTTCACCGCCACCAGCAAGGCCCCATGGGTGCTTGAAGAGATGACGGCTGGCGACTCGGCGGCCTCCTCTTCGGGTGTCGAGACTGCATCCGACCCCTGGACGATCGCTTGCGCCTTCGCCATATCTACATCGGTCTGCGTGCCGTCCCACGTCACCATCCACTCCAGCCCGTCCGCGCCCTCCACGACCTGCTGCGTGGCCGCGTCGGTGATTGCTGGCGGGTAGGGATCCAGCTTCAGGAACTTCGAGCCGAACTGGCTCTGAAGGCTGGTCGTGAGCCGGTCGCGGAGTTTTTCGAGTACGGTTGCCATTGTGGCTTGGTTCCTTACGGTCTTGGTTCGTAGCGAACTCGCATACGCATGGTGTCGATCATGGCCGTGGTGGTTTCGAGAAGGGCCGACGTGCCGAGGGCCGCTCGCAGTTTGATGGTAACGCCATTGACGAAATCGACGTGGTTGTCAAGCGTGGTCCCCCATCTGTCGCCTGGACCGCCGTAAGTATTCCATGGCACTTCGCTGCCGTTCGTTCTCTGCCAAAACACCGGACTCGCTTTGTTGTCGGCGACGGGACGATCGAATTTCAGCGTCTCATCCCAGATTTGACCACCAGCGCTGAGATTCGCCTTCTTGATCTGAAGTTCGATACCGCGAATCCTCACGCCGTTGCCAATGACCCCCTCGGACATACCGAAGTCGGCCACGCTGAATCGGAACAAGGCATTCAGCCAATCGCTGTTCACCACTGCGGGAGGCGAGGAGCACGGCCGCCGCGGAGCGCCGGCACAAAAAGCGAACTGGTTGTCTTTGGACCGGATCGCGTTGGGGCTAAGCCATGGGTAACTCGGAGTCGAGGCTGTGGTAGTCACGCTCGTCGGATAGACCCATGGCGTATAAGTGTTGTTTTGCAGAAAGCCAACCATCGCCATGATTCTGCACTTGCCGGTGTACTTGTCGCCGAACACCGGGTCCTCGATCGTGGCCCGCAATTTGACGTAGTACGTGCCAAGAGGGAGAGGTCCGGTATCACCCTTGAAGGTGACGTTGAGGTATTCGTAGATTTCGATCGCTGTCCCTTCGAGCACAAGACGCTGGGAGCCGTTGACGGCATCACCGACAAGGAAGGTGGCGGCGTTGGGACCAGTATCTCCGTTAGTCCGCGACAACTTTACCTTGCCTACTGGCTGGAAATTCTGGTCCAAGGATTGCGCTTCGAGGATCGTCGGCCAATCACGAAACCCCGCGATGTTCCACTGTCCAGGCCCCGCCGCGTTAACACCGTTCGGCACGGTGCCGCCGAACACGAATTGTCCGCGTGTCACATGAAAGGTGCCATCCGCACGCTGAGCACCAAAATCCACCGGGCCAGACAATGAGAAACCACCGACAGGCCCCTTATTGACGCTGATAGTTGGACTGGCGGCCGGGCCAGACACGAAGTAAGTCGAGGTGTCCGAGAAATTGGTGGTCAGGACAGTGATGTCCTTTGCGGCACCAGAGATCAGCGAGGCAGCATCCTCTTGCACTTCCTCCTTCCTGATGAGTTGGTTCATCGCCAACAGCATTGCGGCGTAGGTGCCCTGGGAGATTTTGGCTGGTGACTCTTCGGCCGCATCGCTCGGCGTCTCGGTCATGTCGAAGTCGCCAACGGCATTTGCTGCTGCCGTCGTATCGTCTTCGCTCTGTGTACCGTCCCAGCGGATCATCCACTCGTCCCCGTCGCCGGCCATCACCAGTTGCTGGCGCGTAGCATCGGTGACGGCGGGCGGGTACGGGTCCACGCCGACCACCTTCGCTCCAAACGAAGCGGCTTGCAGCGCGGCCAGCAGACGTTCCTGGACCTTTTGCAGGCTAGTGACGGCCATGGGTGCCTCCTACGTCTCCTTGACCAAAATCGCGATCAGCTCACAGTCCCCCGCCGCCGTGTCCGAGCCGTTGTCGGCCACGCGGCGGAAGCGAAGCCGGAAGTGCTCCCCGGCCGCTAGGCTGTCCATCTGCGCCCCGGAGGTCATGGTGATGGTCCCCTTCTTCACCACCCCCGCCGTTCCGGGCACGGCCACGGTCGCGGTCTGCTCCGTCGCGAAGCTGTCCGAGGCGATGGTGTCCGTGCCGTCCTGGTGCCGCTCCATGGCCAGGCCCAGGACCACGTTGCCAGAGGTGGCAGTGGTCATGGCGAACCATATCTCGAACGTCAGCCCGCCGCCGCCGTAGAGGTGCGACAGGATGCCGTCGAAGTACAAGGTTTCGATCGTGGACGGGTCGAAGTCCACGACGGGGTTCGTGTTCCGCGCGTCCCGCGCGCCGTAGTTCGACGCGGGCGGGAAGCCGTCGCGGGCATGGAAAACAGCCAGATGATTACCGGATGCCATATCAGTCTCCCAGCTTGGTCAGCGTTTCGCCGAGAACATCCACTTGATCCTTGAGCACCTTGCGCCACGGCGGCGTAATCGCGAAGCCATGCTTTTGCAGGCCGTGCAGGCTGCCAGCACACCCTTGCAGCCCTTTAAGCCACCACATCCACAAAGCCTGCTCCCGCTCCACGATCAACTCCTCGCGCTGCCGCAGCCGCTCCTCCCAGGTTTTCAGTTCCTCTTCCGTCATGGGCGGCTAGTAGTAGTAGACCTTGATCTTCATGTAATCGACCTGTGCATCCGCAGGTGGCATTCCCGACACGAGGTTGACCGCGATCACCGCGCCGAAGTCCGCGTCGTTGATGTCGGCGTAAGTCCACGTCTCGCCCCAGAGGTCGCTGCTGGAACCGTAGACCGCTTCCACGTCGGATGTCGTCCAGGCCGAGCCGGTGGACTTGTCGGTGGTGCCGATCGTGCCGTCGGCCTTGACGATGCGCACGCGGTCGTCGGTGATGGCGTGGGTGCCCGTTTTCTTGCGGTTGATTTTCACTTCGATGCCGGCAATCGTCTTGTCCGACGCGATCATGAAGCCGCAGTTGCGACCCTTGAGGTAGTGACTCTTGGTATCGGCGCCCATGGGGGCATTGGGGCATGTCGCGTAGTTGGTGTCATCGGTCTGGATGTTGGTCGGCGTGAGCCATGTTGCCGTGCCGTAGCTGGAATCGTCCAGGCCGGTGCCGACGATCGCTTCCGACGAGGACAGCGTGTTGATCGTGATGGCCACCGTGTCCCTGTCCCACAGGTTGATCCCCGTGGCCGCCCCGAACACCGTATTGGCCTGATCGTCCGCAGTGATGGTCAAGGTGTCAGAGCCAGCGCCACCCGGCGCGGTGTAGGTCATGCCGTTGATGGCGTTGTTGCAGTTGGTGAGCGTCCCCGTGAACACCATCGTGGCGTCATTGGTGCCGTCGCCAGTGGTGAATGTGAGGCCAGTTGTCCCCGACAGGGTGAGGGTGCCGCTCGTCACCGTCAGGGTGACCTTGATGTTGCCGGTCAGGGCCGCGTCGGCAATCGAAATCTGTTTCGCGCCCGAGAAGGTGATGGTGAGGCCCGTGGCGATGGTCTGGGCCCCGGGCACCGTGTTGGTCGGGGCCACGCTGTTGTAGTAGTTCTCGACCTTGGCCCGCTCCGTGGCGATGAGGGCCGAGTCCCAGCCGTCGGTCCAATCCCCGCGCCGGAGCCGGTCCACCTGCATGATGAGAGCGGCCAGCACCTCGCCGTTCCAGTTGAGTTGGGCCACGCGCTCGGTCGTGGAATACTGCCAGTCGAAGGCGGCGATGTAGGCGGCGGCGTTCGTCTCGTCCGTGCCGGTCTGCGAGCCGGACCAGGTAATGGTGATCGAGGCATCGATGTCCGTGGTCTTGGGCGTGCCGGAGATGCCCAGGACATGCGCGCCGTAGCTCTGCGACTGAAGGCCAGTCAGGAGGCGGTTCATCGGGCCGTTCAGGATCTGCTCAGCCATACACGACACCTTCGAGATGAGTCAGGGGCACATCGCGCAGGGATATGGAGCCTCGCGAAAAATCCACGCTGTAGGCCGTGGTGGTGGCGCTGGCGAAAACAACTCCAGCGGCGCCGTTCTGGCCAGCAGGCAGAAGGCCGGCCCAGGTCGCCATGGCCATGTTGCCAGTGCCACCTCCAGAACTCGCTACGATGTTGCTCGGCGTGTCTGGGTTGATTCGTAAGCCGACACGGAAAATGGCATTGGCACTGGCTTGGAAACAGAAACGACAGGCGCTCCTGCCGTCGCTGAGAAAGCTGACGGCACCACTGACGTTTTCTTCTGTGGCGTCCGTCCAGCCGCCAGCCTCGCCGCCAGTCGCACCATGAGTAAATGTCGTCGAGGCGTTATCGTCCCTGTACGACGGACATATGTAGACTGAACGCGGCACCTGGTTGTAACCGTTCAAAAGGTGGCGGCTCCTTTCGGAATCATCAGCCCTATTCGTTCCGATTGGGTAGATGATGCCAAGCCAACGCCTGGTAGGCGCGCCGGATTTCACGAGTATGCCATCTTGCGTGGCTAGGGCATCGGTTCTCGTGTTGTCGTCCGCCCACGCCGCCGATAACTCCAACGTCAGCGTGCCAGCATTGTCGTAGATGAACACGTCGTAGGGCGTGCCACTCGTAAGACCAACAAGCGTCAAACTGCGTTCGGTGAACGAATGCACCTTCCAGCGCGTGCCGTCATAGAGCCCAATCCAGTTGCCTACATACGGAGTGAAATAAAGCGTGCCGCTCTGTACGCCGATAAACCGCAGGGAAGCGCCACCGGAGATCGTGGTGCTTGTGATGTTTCTCCTGTTAGTGTCCGAGAGGGCGTCACTCAATGAAGAATGAAAGCTCACCGTGGTGCTTGACTGTGCCAGAATCCAGGATGTCGTGCCGGCCGTAATGCCGGAGATGCCCGGGCCAAGATGCTTCACGAGAGTTCCTGTCACGAGCCCATGCGCCGAAGAGAACGTAGCGATGTCCGTCGTGCTATTCACAGAGGAAGGCGTGAGGAACTTCGTCGGCTCGTACAGGGGCTGCCCACTGACCAGCGTCAGCCTGCCCTCGCAGACCGACTGCCGCAGACCGAGAAGCCTGTTCAAGGACATCTTGCGCGACAGAGGCGTGCCAGCCGGATCGTCCACAACGTAGATCATGTCGGCCAGGTCGGGAACCGACAGTTCGGTGAGGTCGGTCAGATCGCTACTTGATCCAGACTCCAACCTGATTTCGTCCGTGCCGCCCGTTTCGAGCAGCAGCGCATCCCCGGACGGCTCTTGCAAAAGAGCGCCCGTCGCGGCAGCCGCCGCGCGAGAGCCAACCCCAGAAAGCATCAACCTCGAAGGCACGGCCGCTCCTATGTCATGATCATCGCTTCGATGTAAGTGACCGGGGTGTCCATCAGGGCGGTGGTCCCTCGCGCGTTGTCCGCCACATACGTCGTTGCCGTTGCCGAAGCCCAGACCATCAGATCCAGGTAGTGATAGCCTTCGCTCTGACGGCTCGAATGGCTGCCGTCCGCCGATTGGTTCGTCGTCGCCGCAGCGCTGGCGACGATGTTCGGCGGCGGTGAGGTGTTCGATGTCCAGTCCTCGGCAATTCCCGTGCGAAACGTGTTGCTGGCGTTGGCGTGAAAGCCGACGCGGTAGGGGTTGCGACCGTCCGAAAGATAGGCGATGCGGCTGCCGTTGCCGTTGTTGGCTCTGGTCCAGCCACTGGCCGCGCCACCGGACGCCGCATGACTGTAGCTAAAGTTTGCGCCGTTGTTGATATAACCTGGGCAGCGAAAAGACTGCCTGGGATACTGGTTGTAGCCGTTGAGCACGAAGCGCTGAAACTCGCTGTCCTCGGTTGTCGTGGCCGACGTGGCCCGGATGATGCCGAGCCACCTCCGTGTCGCGGCCCCCGACTTGACGATCACCCCGTCCTGCGTCGTCAGGGCGTCCGTCCTGGTCACGCCATCCGCGTTCCATGCAGCAGACAGTTCGAGCGTGAGGGTGCCCGAGTTGTCGTAGAGGAACACGTCGTAGTTGCGGTCGGCGGTCATGTTGCCGCCGCCGACCGCCGCAGACAGGTCCAAGGTGCGCTCGGTGAAGGCGTACACCTTCCAGCGTGTGCCGTCGTAGAGGGCAATCTTGTTGCCGTCGTGCGGCGTGAAGTAAAGGTTGACGCTGGCAATGCCAAGTGGGCGAATGGTTATCCCGGATGCCGTCGTGAGCGTGCTGCTGGTGATGTCAACCTTCGCGCCGTCTATATGGGCGAGCGATGCCGTCGTATGAAGGCTGATCGTGGTACTCGACTGAGAGCGGACATAATACGTCGTGAGCGCCGACAAGCCAGCAATGCCGGTGCCCTGCGGGATCACCACGGTTCCAGTCGCCCAGCCATGCGCCGAGGCGAAGGTCACTATGTCCGTCGTCGCGTTCGCCGCGCTTGGGGTTAATGGCGTGCTCTTGTTGTAAATCGACTCGCCCGTCGCCAGCGTCAGGCGCCCTTCGCACGTTTGGTAGATGGCCAGCAGACGGTTCAGCGAAATCTTGCGGCTCAAGGGCGTGCCCGCAGGATCGTCCACGATGTAGGCGATGTCCGCCAGGTCGGGAACCGACAGCTCGGTCAGCGCTGATACCTTCGATGATGCCACCTACTAGACCTCGACGTAAGTCAACCCGCCCGACACCGCCACGGCGCCGGACAGGTTGATCCGTAGTGCTTCGTTGTTCGTGCCGGTCTGGAACCATCCGTGCGGGTTGTGCGGCAACACGAACCCGGCCCCGCCCGCATCCAGCGTGATCTTGTTGGTCGCGTGCCCGAACACGGCTCCATCCGTCGCATTGTTGAAGTACACGTTGACCGCGCCAGCCGCGATGATGGCCAGGGACAAGACGCGAATCTTCTTCGATGCGACGGCGGCCACCAGCGTGTTCTCCCCCGAGGAGGCCACGCCGAACGGCGCCCGCTTCACGGTCAAGGCCGTGCCCGACTCGCGGATCGTGGCCCCCTCCGTCTCGGCAACGACGTGCTGCTTGCGGTCCAGCGTCATGCGCGGGATACCGATGTCGCCTTCATCCACCGAATCGGTCGAGGACTCGTCCGCCAGGCAGCCGATCGCGGACACCTTCGAGCTTGCCGGCGTGAACGCGGCGTCGTCGGCAAAGATCGTGTCGTCGATCAGTTGCAGAGCCGTCAGGGCCGAGCCATCGACCTGCACGGCAAAGGTTCCTGTCCCGACCACGGTCGCATTGAGGTTCCCGGCCGTGGCCTGGGCCACCGTGACGCTGCCCTGAACGCGCGTAACATCAACGTCGAGCCCGTTGGTGGCGTCCCCGCCAATGAGGGCTCCCGCCGCCGTCACGTTGACCGCCTGGGCGCCGTTACGGAGGAACCACGCATTGACTGCATCGCCATCGGCCGAGGTGTCAGCGGGGGCGGCGGCTTTCGAGTAGCCACCCATCAGGATCGGATTGCCGGCCGCTGCCGCATCGTGAGCCGCATCCCCCACAACCTCGATGGTGTTGGTCGAAGCTGGCAAAGACGTGACCTGCACGGCAAAGGTGCCGGCGTTCGTGACGTTATGGGAACCGACCGTGACGGTGCCAGACACGACCGTCCACAAGGCCCCGTTGGCGTCCACCCGAAGCTGGACATTATCCCCCTCGGCAGGCGTCAGGGTCGAGAGAGCATCATCGCGAGTGGCCAGAGCGACGACGCCGGCATTGGTGCCGCCGGTCGCCGTGTCGATGTTGGAGACGATGTTGTCGATGAGCTGGAGAGCCGTCAGAGCATCGCCCGTAACTTGAGTCGCGAACGTGCCTGTGCCGACCACCGTAGCGTTCAGGTTGCCGGCCGTCGCCTGAGCGACCGTGACGCTACCCTGGACCCGCGTCACGTCCACATCCAAGCCGTTCGTGGCATCGCCGCCTATGAGAGCGCCAGCGGCCGTGATGACTGTCGCCTGGGCCCCGTTCCTCAAGAACCAGGCATTGACCGCATCGCCGTCGGCGGACACGTCCGTGGGAGCAGCCGCCTTGGCGTAGCCTCCCATCAGGAGGGGGTTGCCAGCGGCGGCGGCGTCGTGGGCCGCGTCACCTACCACTTCGATCGTGTTCGTGGAAGCCGGGAGCGACGTGACCGTGGTGGAGGTCCATAACCTGCCGCCCGAGATTTGCAGGAACTCGTAGTCCCCGTCCGCCCCGGAGGTGTTGCCGGGGGTGTCCTGCCTGACCGCCATCACGGCCGCGCCCACGTCGGCGTTGGCGAAAGCGGTATCCTCGGCCTTGGCGATGTTGGTCGCCCCGGCCTGGCCCACCGCCACCGTGTTGCCGACGATGACGTGCAATTTGCCGTTGGCGTCGGTGATGAGCGGTTGATAGTCCCCGTCGGTGCCCGACAGGGCCGTGGCCGTGTCCTGCCGCACGGTCAGCACCATCACCCCCACATCCCCGGAGGAGTGGGCCGCATCCTCGGCCTTGCCCAGATGCGTGGCCCCGGTGCCGGGAGTTATCGAGGTGGAGATCGCGCCGACGTTCCAGGTGCCCGACTGCGTGGCCGCGATGGTGTCGGCGTGCTTGACGTACAACTCGCCCTTGTCGGTGCCGCGCGCCGCCACATTATCGCCGTCGGCCGACACCAATCCGGCCAGCGAGTCGGCCCGCACCATCATCAGAGCGTTGCCGATCGGGTTGGCCGCCGCCGCCGCGTCCTCGGTGTACTGCGTGCCGCCCCCGACCGAGACGAAGTTGCCGCCCGAGTCCACCAGCGTCACGTAAGCAGCGCCATAGTTCGAGCCACGCTGGGCGATGTTGTCGCCGTCGGCCGAGACAGCCCCGGCCGGGGTGTCGGCGCGGACCAGGATCGGCACGGTGCCGACCGGGTTGGCGGCTGCCGCGGCATCTTCGGTGTACTGCGTTCCGCCGCCGAAGCTGGTGATCTGGTTGCCCGAGCCGTCCACGATCGCCGCCACCAGGGCGTTGGAATTGGACAGGCTCAGGACGGTGGAGGTGGTCGTGCCGTCCGTCACCTTCACGAACCCTGCCCGGCCTGCTGTGTCGAGAGAGGGCATCGTGTTCGTGCCATCGGGCTTGACCCGCGTCACGTCCACGTCCAGGCCATTGGTGGCGTCCCCACCGATCAAGGCCCCGGCCGCCGTGATGACAGTCGCCTGCGCCCCGTTGCGGAGAAACCACGCCTGCACCGCGTCCCCGTCCGCCGAGACGGAGGTCGGGGCTGCCGCCGACGCATAGCCGCCCAGAAGGAGCGGGTTGACCGAGCCAGCAGCCGCGTCGTGGGCCGTGCTGCCGCCCGTGATGTTGGTGACGGTGGCCACATTCCAGGTCCCGCTCTGCGCGGCCTGTACCGCGAAGGTGCCGGTTCCCACGACGGTGGCGTTCAAGTTGCCTGCAGTGGCTTGAGCGACCGTGACGCTCCCCTGCACGCGGGTCACATCCACGTCCAGGCCGTTCGTCGCGTCCCCGCCAACCAGCGCTCCGGCCGCGGTGACGTTGACCGCCAAGGCGCCGTTTCGCAGAGCCCACAGTCTGACCGCATCGCCATCGGCGGACACGTCGGAAGGAGCCGCAGCGGAAGCGTAGCCGCCCAGGAGCAGGGGATTGCCGGCTGCCGCGGCATCGTGGGCCGCATCGCCGACCACCTCGATCGTGCTGGTGGAGGCGGGCAGGCTCGTCACCTGCACGGCAAAGGTGCCGGTCCCGACCACGGTGGCGTTCAGGTTCGAGGCCGTGGCCTGGCTGACCTGCACGGGCGTCATCGAGGCGATGCCCTGCACGGTGATGACATCGCTGGAGGCGGTTCCTGCGGTGCCCAGAGCGGGCTGCTTGGCGGCGGTGGCCGCCCCGGTGGGCAGGCTGACCGTGCCCGAGATGTTCGTGATGTTCCAGGTGCCGCTCTGGGCCGCCTGCACGGCAAAGGTGCCGGCGTTGTCCACGGTCAGGGAGCCGCCCGCGTCTCCGACCGGCAGCGGTTTGGATGCCGACACGGCTCTCAGGGTGTCGGACGCATCCTCCCACATCATCGCCGTGCCGGTGATGGTGGTGTCCGTGTCCCCTTCGGTGTATTGGGTGCCGCCGCCGAACGAGGTGATCTGGTTGCCGGACCCATCGCAGATGGCGACGTTGAGGGCATCGCTGGAGCCCAGGTCGCGGACGGACGCCTTGTTGGTGCCGTCGTGGATGGAGACGAGCCATGGGGTCGTGTTGGCGGTGTTACCAGGCTGGACGGTCCAGGTTCCCGATTGGGCGGCCTGGACCGCGAAGGTGCCGCTGTTGACCACGGTCCAGGTGGTCGAGGTGCCGGGCTGGACCGGCAGACCGTTGGCCAGGGTGACGATCTGGAGCACGTCGGGCGTGCCGACCGAGATGGCGTAGGCACACACCCCGGCCGGCCACTGGATGGAGGAGCCGTCCTCCAGCGTGCGGACGGTAGCGCCGCCGCTTCCCGAGTTGAGCTGGACATTATCGGCCACAGGTCACCCTCTCAGGCGTTGCCCAGGTCGGGAACGGACAGGTACACGACGCGGACGCGGACCTGGCCCCCGGCCAGGAACTTCTCGGTGCATGGGGAGCCGTCCGACTGGCAGGCCCTGACCGCGATCTGCTCGTCGGAGGCCAGGACGGCCCAGTCGGCCAGCCCCTTGGCCTTGGAGTTTTTGGTCAGCGCCGAGGTGATGGCGTACTTGTCGGGGTCCACGGTGGTGCCGATGCCGACCTTGGCCAGCAAATCGTCCCCCGACCCGTCCCCGCTCACGGTGGTTTGCAAGTTGGCCTGGACCGACAAAACGACCGATCCCGACGGCACGACCTGCGACAGGTTGACCGTGACCGCGTTGGTCAGGGTCACCAGTTCGTCGATGACCGTGCCGCCCGCCGCGTTGATCTGCTCGATCAGGTGGCGGGCGGAATCGGGATCGTTCAGCGCCGTTTCCAGGCGGAACGTAGCTGGACCGGATACGGCCATGCGAGGCTCCTTAGTTGGCGGCCACGAGTCCGAGAGCTTCGAGACGGGCTTCCACTTCGGCCAGTCTGGCCTGCAAGTTGGCGATCACCTTGAGGACCGTGTTGCCTTCGTCCGCCGTCACGAAGCCGAAGGGCGAGGAATTGGTCAGGTTCTGGATGGCGAAGTCGTCGCTACCCGGAGCGGTATGCGTGATGGTCGTAAGCTGCGCGGTCAGCGCGGCGGGCTGCGCGACCGGCGTGGCGTTGTAGAAGCCCAGCTTCTGGGTCGTGGCCGTGCCGATCTTCGTGCCGGTCGTGGTGTTGAGGATGATGTTCTTGGCGTCGGCCATGGTCAGATGCTGGCCGACCGTGATCCCTTCGGCCGAGTCCGTGGTCACGAACACCAGGAAGTCGGCACCGCCCGCGATCTTCACCGACAGGGCATCGGCGAGGTTGTCGGTCAGGTGGATTTCGGACTCGCCCGTGGCCCCGACGAACAAGAGGTCTTTGCCGCCGATCAAGTGAACGTCCTGCGAAATGTTGATCTTCTCGGCGGAATCGGTGGTGACGCAGACGAGGAAATCGGCCCCGCCAGCGATCTTGACCGAAAGAGCGTCCGCCAGGTTATCCGTCAGGTGGATCTCCGACTCGCCGGTTGCCCCCGTGAATACCAAGTCCTTGCCGCCGATGAGGTGGAAGTCCTGGGCGAGGGTCAGCTTCTCGGCCGAGTCGGTGGTGCAGAACACGAAGAAGTCCGCGCCGCCCGAGATTTTGACGGACAGGGCATCGGCCAGGTTGTCGGTGAGGATGATTTCCGACTCGCCCGTTGCCCCGCTGAGGACGAGATTGCCGCCGCTGGCCAGGGTCAGGTCGCCGGTGAGCCCGACGTTGCGGAAACTGGAGATGTCCTTGTTGGAATCCACCACCACGACCTTGGAGGCTTCGACCGTGCCGGGAGTCGTGTCGCCCAGGCTGCCGTCGAGGACGGCGTTGATGTCCGTTACGAGGTCGCGGGCCAGTCCGTCGTCCTTGAGGGCCTTCGCCAGACGAGGTTCGATTGCTACGTTCAGAGACATGACGCGATCTCCCTTCGGATCAAGAGACGTATTCTTCCAGGTACGTGACGGTGGGGGTGCCCGAGGCCGCGATGCCGTACAGCGCCGCCTCCGTGTGGTATGTCTTGGCCGAGCCGGACGTGGCCGCGATCATGTCCCCGCTGTTGGTCGCGACGGTCGAGCCGCCGATGTAGACCTTGATCGAGGAATCGTTGGTGATCGTGATGCGCTGCCGCCCCGGCCGCGCCGCCGCGATCAGGGTCGGCGTCGAGGCGTTCAGGGCCACCTGCCCCGTCGCCACCGCATCCGACACGATCTGCTCCACGATCTTGCCGATCTTGTTCGCCATGTCAGACCCCCTTCTTGGCCCAGTGCGGCGTTAGCCGCTCGCGGACCTGCTCCTTGATCTCTCGCCTCTTCTTGGGCGTCACCGGCCCCGTCTTGGCCACCTCCGCCTGCGTCTCGCGTTCGACGATGTGCGGAGCAACCGGGGTAATCTCGGGAGGCTGGTCCAGTTCGCGGACCTTGGTCGTGACCGCCCCCTCCGCCCCCCATCCGCGGTTCTCCAGAACGCGCTTCACGTCGCTGCGGTCGGATACCCACGCCTCGGGATCGCCCGGGAAGCGGGCCAGGCCCGACAGGTACTTCTTGCCTGACAGGTCCGTGAACCCGGCCCGCTTGGCCAGCTTCGCGTAAGCGTTGCCGATGTGCGGGCAGTTCTGGAACTGGCGGCCATTCTCCGAGCCTTGCAAAAACTCCCGATCCGAGTTGGACATGGGCGGCACGCCCAGGGCCAGCATCAGCGCCAGCCGGTGCGACGCGCCGTTCTTGCGGCACAGTTCGTAGTGCTCGATCTGCGCCGGATCGTCCGTCTCGGCGAACAGTTCCAGGTACTCGGCGTGGCTGGGCATCAGTAGGCTCCCGGAGGCGCTCCGCCCATCAGCATGGCCGCGAGCGGGCTCTGGTCTTGTTCGGGCGGGATGGCCATCGGCGGGCCGGGGGGCATGCCGACCGGGGCGCCCATGGGCATGCCGCACATGGGACAGACGGCGGCGCCGGGTACGCCGCCGGGCATCGCCGGCCCCTGTCCGGCCATGAGCTGGGCCATGGGATCTTGAGGAGGCATCATCGGGCACCTGACCTTTCGCGCTTGATGAGACGGATGGCCGCCTTGACGATCTTGTCACCGCAGCGAGCGCAGCGATTACCGCGGAAGCGAACGCGGACCTTCTTGCACGAAGCACACTTCATGCGGCTTCCTTCGGTTTTTCGGGAGGGGGTTGGCCGGTAGCGGTGGGAGCTACGGGAGGTGGTGTGGGAAGGAGGAAGGGGGCCGGATCAAGCTGCTGCCCCTCGCACCAGAGCGTGACGAGGGCGTTGACCGGATTCACGTCGCCAGTCATCGTAGCATATTGCCAGAAGGGTTGGAATAGTTGCGACAACGCCGCCGTCGCGTCCTGCGCCTTCTTGTCCTGGTTCGGCTTGCGGATGTTGCCCGACTCGACGCGATACTCCAGGCCGTGAACGAGCTGGGCCGGGTCGTGCGTGGCCACGAACTGCTGCCAATACTGCGTCCCGACCTGGCCGAGGATCGGCAGCAGATCCTCCGGCTCCAGGTGCCAGCGGGCCATCAGGGCCTCTTTCCAGCCCGTGGCGGCCATGGTGCGTTCGAGTTGTTTGGCCATGTCGTCGGGGCGAATCTTCATGGCCTCGCCCTTGAGCTGCGAGTCGGCCGAGGAACGCGACTGGGTGGCGGTCTGGCCGTACATGAGTTCCGTGAGGCCGGTGCGCTTGTCGAAGCTCTCCATGAACGCCAGCACCACCTGGAAGAACTGCGGGTGGAACGGCGGATGCTGAAGGAACTCGATCACGTCCTTGATGTTGTCGCCGAGGTTGGCCGGGATCTTGACGACGCGGTAGTCGCCGACCGGGCTCTCGATGGCCTTCTGGATCGCCTCTTCCGCGCCAGCCTTGATGCCGATCCAGTCCTTGATCGACACCGCCATCTTCGTGGCGATGAACGAGTAGGCCCAGTTGAGAAAGTGCAACTCCCCCATGGCCGGGGCGAAGTGCGACTGCGGCCAGACCTTGCGCGGGATCCAGTGGAAACTGAGCGGCGTCACCGGCCAGCCGTCGCCGACCCAGAACGGCGTGTCCCACTGAACGGCGCGGGCCACGGCGTCCTTGTCGGCCCAGATCGCCTCGGGGAGATTGAGCGGGTAATCGACCGTCTCGGCCACGACCAGCTTCACGTAGGGACCGAACACGTCGATGGCCTTGGCGTCCTCGTGGACGCCAGACAGGAGCGAGCCCATGCCCATCCGGGAATAGACTTCCCAGTAGGTCAGGAGGTCGCACGTCTCCCCCTTGACCCGCCGCAACTGCGTCTCGAAATCGGTGCTGGTTTCGTTCTGGGTCAGCGACTGGTCGGTGCCCTTGTTTTTGAGCGAGCCGCGCGGCAGGTTGTACTGGTCCTCGACCTCCCAGATCGGCTTGACGCAGCGGATGGCCAGCCACTTGCCGTCCTCGAACGATTCCATGTCCGGGTCCACGGTCACGTCATCGACCGACTGATAGAACGAGCCCGCCACCCGCATGCGCCCGCCCGGCACGCGGTAGAGCTTGTGCCGGAAGCAGCCCATGCCCTTGATGATCGCCTCGTCCACCACCTTGCGGGCCGAACTTTCCAGGTCCAGCATGTTCGGGGTGGCGTCCAGGTAGTGCTCCACCAGGCGGCCGCGGATGCGGTCGGGAAGCTGCTCCTGCATGACCTGCATCTTCATGGCCAGGTGCATCTGCTGCACGGCGGGGTCCAGCGGGTCGCCGAACACCTCCGGCGGCAGGATCGGGAACAGGCGCGGCGTGGCCTGCCTGTCCGGGTTGCGGTGGTAGAGCGATGGCCCGAAAAGCTGCACCCCCTCGGAAATCTTGTTGATGACGATGCCGAAGCCGGGGGTTGGGAACGAACCGTCGCCGTGCCAGGCCAGGGACTTCTTCTCGGCGAATGTTTCCGGCTTATAGAGGAAGTCGTAGGGGCCATTGAAAAACGCCATCCCCTCGTTGGCGTTCTCCTGAAACTCCTGCTTGGCTTTCAGGGACGCCACGATCTTTTTGATCCAGCCGGACTTCACCGCCAGGAAAGGGTTGTCCATCGGCCTACTTCTTCTTGAGGTCCTTCACCTGTGCCTCCAGGGCCGCCAGCCGCTCGCGCAGCTTGCGGTCCTGGCCGGTCAGCGTCCAGCCGCCGTTGTAGCGCCGCTCCGAGTCCTTCATGTCCGGGTCGTCGCAGCAGCGCACCCCGGAGCGGCCGTCCATCGTGGCCCGTCCCGCGACGAAGAAGTTGAGGTCCACGCTGCGGGCATAGACACGCGTCACGAGAGCCGCCGTCGGCTCCCCGTGCGGATGTCCTTCCCGGTACCACCACACCAGGCTGCCCGGCTCCACCTCGGGCATGTCGTACTGGACCGGCCCTTTGGCCGGCGCGGTTGCTGTTGCGCTCACTGCTGGTTCTCCTTGTGGGTTTCCTTGTAGCGGGCCAGAACTTCCAGCGCCGCCTTCTGTGTGTACCTGATCCCTAGCCGCTCCCAGATCGGCTCCCCCTTGGACGGCCGGGAATGGATCTTGAAGCCAAGATCCCGAAGCTGAGCGTCCAGCGAGCCGCGTTCGCGCTGCTTCATGCCCCCACCCCCACCCGCGCGCCGCGCGGGCCGCAAAACACCGCGGGGCCGTCGCCATACAGGGCCTTCTCGCGCCTGCGGTCCTCGGCGATGATGCGCTGGATCTCGTCCGGTGCCGGCATGTGCTTGGGCCTGACCCATTGCGGATCGCACTGCACCAGCCCGCGCAGCCCCGCCATGAGGTGAACGCGCCCGCGCGATTCGGGTTCATCCGTAACCAGCCCCTTGGCGTCCTTCTTGAACCGCCAGTGCGTGATCTCGTAGTGGAAGTTGGGGATGGCGTCCTTGGGAAAGACGCGCAGGATCGGCCCCTTGTCGGGCCGGTTACGCAGCCAGTCGCGAATGGCCGCCACGTCGGCCTTGGGATCGTCCGAGCCGGGCGAGAAACCGTAGCCGGTCGTGCGCGAACGAATCTTGTAGCGGCTCAGGGCCTCCGAATACTGCGAGGCCAGAGTCTTGCCGTCGCCGGCCGAGTGCTTGCGCGCCTCGTGCTCGTCGATCAGGAACGCCTCGAAGTCCTGCCCCTCGCACTTCTCGCGCATCTTGCGGCCGAACAGGTCCGCGTTGCAGTTGTAGAGGTACAGTTCGTCGTAGACGTACCTGTAACCGGCGTGCTTCTCGTCGCGAGGGTCGGGCACGGCCATGAACAGGACCGCACACACCTGATAACCGGGGTCGATGTAAAGGTAGCGCGTCCAGTCGAGCGGGATCGGGAACTGGTCCACGACATGCAGCGATGGCAGGAACTCGGGGAACACCGACGCGCCAAGCTGCAGGAACTCGCCGTAGACCTTGACCCGCTTCTGCTCGTCGGTCAGCTTCGACTCGAACTCCTCCACCTGCTCCCGGGTCAGGTGCCGGTTGCCGTGGATGGCCATGAAATACTCTTCGATGGACGGCTTGACGCCGGTCTGCATGAACCGCTCCATCTCCCCCATCGCCCGTTCGTGCAGGATGAGGAGCTGGTCCGTGCCCTGCTCGGGCGTGGCCGACCAGGTGAAGTAGCCGCGGTAGTCCACCAGGCGGGCCGCGATCTCGGCATACCAGCCGTCGGGCACTTCCTCGTCGAAGTTCGCCCCGTGAATCGACGAGCCGTGTGGCGGACGGGCGTTGCCCGAGAAGAAGTGGATCTCCGAGCCGTTGATGAGCTTCACCAGCTTGGGCAGCCCTTCCTTCTTGTTCTCCCACGACACCTCGCGGACGAACCGCTCCGGGATCAGGGGCGGAGCCCAGCGTGCTTCCTGCTCTCTCTGGGCGTCCGCCTCCTGATAAGGCCGGAAGGCTCGCCACTGCCGGGTCCGTTCGTCGCGGATGATCTGGAAGCAGGCGGGCATGAACAGTTTCTTGTGAACGACGTTGGCCAGCTCGCGGCCGTCCTTGCCAACCACATACCAGATCAGGTTCTCGCGCGGCAGGCGGCCGAGCGGGTCCTGGCCGGTCAGGATGCGGGCCAGGTCCACCATGGCCACCGTTGTCTTGCCACTGCGGTTGGACCCATAGACGATGCGTTCGCGGCAGGAGGAGGAGAGGAAGGCGGTCTGCACCGGCATGGGCTCGAACAGCTTGAGCCCTTCCATGCGCAGCTTGGCGCGAGCGACGAGCAGCTTGCGGAAGCGGGCCAGCTTGTGCTCGGGCATCCCAGGCGGCGGCGCTTCGGGCACGCTATTCTTCTTCGGCGCTGTCGTCGTCGCCTTCGAGGTGGTGGTCCTCTTGGGCGGCGTCGGCGGCATTTTGCTCGGATCGAACGGCACCGATCAACTCCTTCATCTCCCTGTCGATGTCCTCGGCGCTGAGTGCGCCAAGATCGTTGTCGGGGTCGCCCTTGGGCTGGGTCACCATCAGGGCTCTCATCCACACGTCCAGGATGCGTGACCGCAAGAGCGGCCCGGCGTCAGAGGACGTGTACGCATCCCACAAGAGCTTCGCGAAGCACCTGGTTCCGCCGGCCAGGTTCATCGTCTCTTCCATGATCTCGCGGAGCATGCCGGTGTTGCGGGTCTGGAGGGCTCCGCGCATCGTCTCCACGAGCATGGCTTCTTCGGTTCGTTTGCTCGCGGACTTCTTCTTCGGCATCTACTTCGCCTCGATGGCCGCCGGCGGCCGGTATGCGGTGTACGCTTCCGACTGTCCCGGCCTGCCGGCGATAAACCCGGACCTGGTTCGGTCGCCCTCCCCAGGTCCGGTCCACACCGGGGACAGGCCCCCACCCATCCCCTTCCATCACAAGATCCGCCCCGGCGCACCGGCCCGTCGCCCAGCCGAACACGGTGACGCCGGGGTAAGGCTCACTTGGGCCGCGTCAGGTACAGCGTCTCGCGACACGTTTGCCCGATCAGTTCGCCGTCCAAGGCGATCTCCACGTCATCGACCCAGCCCCAATTTCCCACAAGCGTGTCTCCGTCTTGCCGGTACACGCCCGGAGCGATGCGGCCGCCCCTGGTGATCCACAAGAGGTAGATCGTGCCGTCCTCGCGGATTTCGCCCGTCGCCGACCAGTAGGTGCCCTGGATCGTCAGCACCTTGCCGCTCTGGGTCATCGAACCGAATTGAGTGGTCGCCACCAGATCCGGCACCGGCTGCTGGCCCTCCTTGCGCTCGGCGGGCACGACCGGGGCCAGGAGCAGGACGAGTTTCAGGAGCACGAGAGAGCGGGACATGGGTCACCTCTTTTTCATCTCGGCCAGAACATCCCTGGCCACGAGCCAGGCGATGTAAGGCACCCAGATCGGGGCAGCCAGGAGCACCAGGGCTCGAATGATCCAGCGATCCATGGATCACTTCTTGGTCAGAATCGCGATCAGTTTGGCCTCGAACTGCTTGAGAATCGGCTTGGCGATGGCCCAGGCCAGGTTGTCGAACGGGTTGGCCGTGGCCAGCACGACCGAATCGCCGCCGCTGTAGATGAGGTCCAGGATCGCCCTGACCTGCTCCTCGGTAAGGTTCAGGCCGACCGCCGCCGCCGCCATCATGGCCTTTTGCACTTCGTTTTCCATGGCATGTCTCCTCTGGCCCCGCACCGGAGCCGACATCGGACCTATCAGCACGAGCGTCCGCGCATGCGCACGACTCCACCGCCCGGCTGGAAGAACACTGGTTGCCTCGGGGCCTGCATGGCCGCGTGCGGCACCGCCCTGGCGAACCACAACTCGCCGTTCCTGACGTAGCTGATGACATGCCCCTTGAACCCCTCGAAGCCAGGCAGCGACTTCACTTCGCAGTGCAAATGATCGTCGTAGCCTGTGCCGCGCCGGCAGCCGATCCAGACCACCAGACCAGCCCCCTCCTTGATCGCTCTGGCTCGCATGGTCATGTAGCAGACGCACGACCCGCCCCCCTGGCATCCGCAGGAGCAGGACGGATCACAATAAGGGCTGCTCGCCTGTTTCTTGACGGGTTCCGGTTTGGGTTCCAGAAAGCCGTCCGGTCGCTTGTCGTCGTCGATGACAGGCACCTGATCCGGCACGGGAGGCGGCGGCAGGATGGGGTTGGCTTTCGACTGGAAGGCGCCGAGCGAGATGGCCAGCACCAGCACAGCCGCGAAGATGCCCAGACCGATGTAGACGTGCCGGTTGTCGATGAACTTCTTCATGGAACACCTTCCTTTCAGGCCGCCTTGGCGGTGATGACGCGCGGCGCGATCGCGCCGTTGGGAATGGCCCGGCCCCCTTCGAGGTCGCCCATGCCCAATTTCGACCAGCTATTGGACCACGAATTGAGAATCCTGATCTTGAACGGCCGCCACGACATGAGCCGGATGGCACAGACCGAGTGCAACCACCAGTTGAAGTCCACCGCCACCGGGCAGTTGAGCAGGAGCAGGGTCGCCAACTGCCGCTTGACCGTCTCGGGATCGTCCGACAGGTCCCACCATTCGGTAATGCGGCGCTTGCGGGCGTCCTCGCGCATCTCGGGCGTGTCGTTGGAGCGCGACATCGACTTGGCGGGCCAGAACTTTTGCGAGGCCACGCCATGCTCCTGCGCGAACTGCATCGATTGCGCGTTCCAACCGCCCTGGTTGCGATAGTTCTTGATGATGCAGCCGATCATGTGCCCCGACAGCGGCTCGTAGGGCATGCCCTGCTTGGCCCGCGCCAGGGTCACGCAGGAAGTCGTCGAGTAGGCCCAGCAATAGCCCTGCCCGTTCTGGTCCAGGGCGTCGATCGGCTTGCCGCCGTCGTAAGTCATTCGCAGATGTTCGAGCGAGGAACCGTTCTCCTCCTGGTTCCTGATCTCCTTCTCGATCTGCTCATCGGAGAAGAGGGGGAAATCGATCGGGCCAGCGTTGGCGTAGTGGCCGACCGGGAAGGTGGCGAAGTCGCGAGGGGTGAGCCCCTTGTGGTCGCCCGGCATGTCATCGGCCGAGTCGATGAAGCCACGATAGTTGTCGTCGGTGATGGTGATGATGTCGGGCATCTCAGGCTCCGTACTTCGACAAGAGCGAAATCGCCTGGTCCGGGTCGGCGGGCAATTTGCCCTCGTGAACGATCGAGGTTCCCTTGATGACCACGATCCACGGCAGTTCGGCACGCGGCCGCTTCATGGCCTCTTGCGCCCACGGATAATCGTTGGCGGTGTCGGTGTCCTTGTCGTAGGCGCGGAAGTCGGCCGTCCTGCCATCGGACTTGCCGCAGTGGGCCGTCACCCAGTCGCGGAATTTCTGGCCCATGATGATGTTGCGCTGACCGGCCGGTAGTTTGTGCTCATCGGCCGACTCGTAGATGACCACGACGCGCAGGTCCCCCTTGGGGACAGGAATCGGATTGACCCAGTCGGGGATCGGCAGCCGGTCGCAGCGGATGTCGCAGCCCTGACCGCCGCGCAGGAGCAGGGCGGCGATGATGAGGTAAGGCAGGAGTGTTCGCCACTCGGGCCTGTTTTCCCACAGCCAGCCGAGCCAGCCCCTGGCCTTGACGACGATTGGGTTGGGTTCCTCCAGCACGTCGATCCGGTGGTCCATCTCGACGGCATGCGTTTCGACGGCGGACAGCCGGGTACGCAGTTCCGTCAACGCGCCTTCCAGAGCATGCAGGCGTTCTTCGCTCATCACATCCCTCGCGTGCAGGCCAGCCCGCGCCGGGCCGACTCGATATGCCGGCCGCACTCGGCCAGCGTGCTGCGCGTCGCGATCGCCACCTTGATCTCCCGCACCATGTCCTTGACCCCGGTCGGCTTTTCCAAGTACACATCCGCGCCTGCCGCCAGGCATCTTTCCCGCAGCCCCGGCTCGATCGAGCCAGTGACCACGATCAACGGGGTGTCGGCCGCGACGGCCCGCACTGCCTTAACGCAGTTGACCCCGGCACCGTTTGGCAGGCACAGATCAAGGACGATGCAGTCGGGGACCTCTGCTGCTAGCGCCACGAATGCCTCCCTGAGCGAGCCGGCCAGCCTCACATGCAAGCCGAAGCCGGGTAGGGTCTGCTGCCACAATTTGGCCAGTTCGCTACTGTCCTCGATCACCAGGACGGTCTGCATGGCTGAGCCTCAGTTCGAGTTCGATCACCTTGGCCTTGGTGGCCACCAGTTCCGCCTGTGCCTCTTCCAGTCCTTGCAGGGCCTCTTGAAGCCGCCTGTGCGCCCATCTGAGCCTCTTGCGCGACATCCGCTTGTCCCGGATGCAGATGTCCGCCAGCTTGATCTGCCGCAGAAACCAGTGGCGGCCGTAGAACCAGAACATCGTGGCCGCCATGAGGAAGCTGATGCCGCCATAGCCGAAGCGCTCCCAGTTGTTGAGCCAGTCTGGCGGAGCCTGTGCGAACATCGGGAGCCCTCAGTCAAACGGTCTTGGCCGGGGCGCGGCGGAGCTAGGCGCTCACAAGCTGTCCGTTGGCACGGACATGCACCAGCCTTTCGCCGGACTGCTTGCCTTTGAGGGCCGCAGTGCGGTACTTCTCGTTCACGGCATCGCCACTGATCGGCCTGGGCTTGCCAACGCATTCCGGCTTCCAGTGCCCGGCCCAGGCGTCGTAGTTGCAAAAGAGCGGGTTGTAGCCGCGGGCGTTGATGCACGCGAGCCCCATGTCGCGCGTGGCCGTCACGTCCTCGGTCGAGTCCTTGCGGGCCGCATAAATGTCCGGCCACTCGTAGTAGAACCACGGCTTGGTGACCGCCTGAGCGATCTGCCGCGGATAACCGGCCTGAAGCATGCGCTCGAACTCGTGCTTGGGGTCGGTGATCTCGAACAGGTCCATGTCGAACATGATGAGGCCGGTCGGCTGAGCCGGAACCTCGTGAATGCCCATGCGCAGGGCCGCTTCCTCGCGGGTCAGGAGCCGCATCCGTGCGTGACCGTCGGGATGGTCCGGGTCGTCGGTGGTCCAGGTGAAGCAGAACGGCACCCGCTCGGGCGGCGCGCCGCAGTAAGGGGCGCAGATCGAGGTCGCCTTTCCTTGCTGCTTGCGCTCGTAGAGGAAGTCGAAACTGGACTCGAAGAAGGGCTTGGCGGTCGGGTCCTGGCCCAGGAGCATGTCGGGCTTCTGGTCCGAATCGAACATGACCAGCACGTCGGCCCCCAGTTGTCTTGCCTTGAGCACGGCCGCGTTGCGGGTCATCGTGATGGGCGTGTCCGAGAAATCCATGGCCCAGATGTCGCCAACGCGCTCGTCCTTCTTGGCTGCGACCACCACCTTGGCGAACCAGTGGCGCAGGCACGGCACCTCGGAACTGGTCGCGCCGTTGCCGCCATAGGGGAAGCCGGCCAGGAGAATGTTCAGTTTCGCGGGGGTCATCGTGTCCTCGGGGGTAAGGGTGTGGCGGCTAGCGCCTGGCCCAGAACAGGAACATTTGCCGGCTCTGGCTATTGGGCTCCACGTCCACGTCGAAGCCCTGGCCCTCCAGGTAGTAGGCCATCTCGTCCATGTCGTAGTCGGTGAATCCCTCCACCATCGGCGGCAGGCCGCGCAGGCCGAAATCGTGCAGTTCGCCGCAAATCTCGTCAACGAGATCGAGCCGCTTGGAGGTGTAGAGGATGGGGAACTCGGCTCCTTCGCAGTCAAGTTTGAGTAGCCGCACGCGCTTGCCGTCCGCCGCGATGCCTTCCAGGATCTGGTCCAGGGGCACGGATTCCACGGGGCGGCGCTCATTGACCCCGCTCACGTTCACCTGCGGCATGCACGAGCCGCAGGCGTTGGCGTAGGGGGCGGCGTCCAGGAAGGCGTTCTGCGCCGGGTAGCCGGTGAAATGGACCTGTTCGATCTTGTCGCTGCGCCAGACGGCGGCGTTGCGGGCGGTGGCGCCGATCCAGCGCTCGAGGTTGCTGGTCAGATAGCGGAAGTTGTCCCGGTCCGGCTCGAAGGCCAGGACGCGGCCAGCACCGCGCAGGATGCAGGCCAGGGAAAAGTTGCCGATGTGCGCGCCTACGTCCACCACCACGTCGTCGGCGCGGAGCCGCGAAGGGAGGCGGTAGCAGTTTTCGGACATGACTTCGCGGAAGGCTTCTTCGTCCTGGGTGCCAGGGCGGTAGTCGATCTGGATGTGGCGGGGGTGACAGGTGGCCGACATGACGAGTCCTCGGGTGTGGGAAAGCCCGGCCTGGCAGGTGCCAGACCGGGCCGGCGCACGACAGTGCGGGTCAGAACTTCGTCACGTTCATGAGCAGGCTGTTGGCCGTGTTGGCCGTGGTCTGGGCCGACAGCGCCCGACCGATGCGGTGCTGGATCTCGTTGCCGAGCAGGGCGGTGGCGCCGGTGAGGTCCTGCGGCTTGACGCGGCCCGACGTGGTGGCGCCGGTGGTGGCGCCGGTCAGGGACACGAGCCAGTCGCCGACCGAGATCAGGTTGTTGGCCCCCGAGGCAATGTCGGTGAGCACCATGGCCGGGCCTTCGACGACGACGTAAAAGAGATCGCCGTGCCGCACACCGGCCGCGGGCAGGAACTCGTCGATGGGGTAGCACGGGCCGTCCGCCGTGGTGCAGGCATAGCCGTCCACGCGGGATAGGATGTCGAGGCCCGACTTCTTGAGCCGCGCCAGCCGCTTGGGAAGCAGGGTGGCGCTCGACATATTCCGCACGATGCGGCACTTGACCATGGCCTTGGAGCGGAGCGGCTTGGTCCCCACCGAGACATCGTTGTAGTCGATGTCCTCGAAGGTGAACTCCTTGCCCTCCCAGTGCACGAACTTGAGAGCGTTGGTGTCAATGGACGCGGTCGGGCCGTATGCCGTCTGGCCGCGTTCCATCAAGGGACTGTTCATGGCAATATCCTCGAAATCGTGAGCGGTTGATGGTTAAGCGAACGCGGATGACGACTTAGCCGAGAGCGGCGAACTTGAGGAAGTTCCGCACGCCGCCCTTCTCGTTGCCGAACTTGAGATTGCCCATGAACTTGGTCCAGATCCGCCAGGACTGATCCTCGGGGCGGAAGTCCGGGCCGCCGGGGTTGAACAGCTTGGGCTTGAGCGAGTGCAGCTCGATGAGGCCCAAAGGCAGGCCGTAGCCGACGTTGGCCGGCACGCCGTACTCCCACATGCAGTCCACGCCGTCCACGTTGATCGTGTCGGTGAAGCCCAGGGCGTAGGGGCTGCCCGGGCCGGTGTTCTTCGTGACCGTGATCTGCTCCTCGGCCTGGAGCTTGTTCTTGAGGTCCCGCATCATGGCCTGTTCGAGGATGATGAGGTCCATCTTGGCGTCGGGGCCGTCGTTCTTGGAGCAGCCCAGGATGCCGAATCGCAGCGCCTCGATGCAGGTGTTGAGCCAGGTCTTGGTCGAGGCCGACCAGCCGATGTTGCCGGCGCCGGCGCTGGTCGAGATCGTGGAGGAGTAGTTGACCACGAGCGGGGTGAAGAAGTCGTAGTGGTAGTCGCCGCGGCCGTCGGGCCAGTCGGTGTACGACGTATTGGTGCCGGTCGTGGACCACGAACCACCCTCGGAGGCCAGGTCGGTGGCGACACCGGCGTAGCTATCGTCGTTGATGCCGATGGGGCGCTTGGTCGAAACGCCGTTGGTGCCGAAGATCGACTCGAAGCCGTGCAGGTCCGACTCGCGGCCGGAAGCCTCGCCGTCGGTGTAGAGCTGGTCGGCGAAGTTCTGCTCGATGTCCGAGGCGAGCAGCTTGGCCGCGTTGGACCAGACGTTGACGATGGCTTCCTTGCCCTTGTTCATCTCCAGCTCGAACTCCTCGATGGAGTTGGTGGAGGCGAAACCGCGCCAGCCCAGTTCGGCCGTGCGCCACTGGTCGCGCGGCACGAAGGTCAGGGTCTGGCCGCCCAGGAGCGGCTGCGAACTGGTGCGCCTGAAGCGGATCTTCCAGTTCATCTTGAGGCCCGAGGCCCCCATGTGGATATTGCCCTTGCTCATGAGCATGGCGAGGACAACGCGCTTGCGCAAAACCGCCTCTTCGACGGTCTTGAAATACTTGGCGATCGTGGTGTTGATCGCGCGAAGCGTTGCTTGGTCCATGTCCTAAACCCCCAAACTGGCCCTATGCCGCGCCGGCTGTTTCCAGCTCACGCAGCAGGTGGGATGCGAACGTGTTGTTGGTCACGGGGGTATCGGCGGGTGCGGTGTTTCCGTTGGACGGCCGAGAACCGGCCTTGGGCTGGCCGGCCAGCCACTGCTCATTGGCCTTCTCGCGCGGACTGCGCGGGTCGGCGGCAGGCTGTGCCGGAGCGGGCTGCGCTGCGGCCTGTGGCTGGCCGTGCTGCTGCGCCCACTCGTAGTATTCGTTCTTGACGTGCGCCAGCGCCCACGCCAGTTGATCCTGGTAGTCGGCCTGGCCGAAGCGCTGCATCTGGTAGGCGTGCCGCTCGTTGAGCAGGTCGCGGTAGCGCTTGCCCCACACGGACAGGACCGGCGTCTGCACCTGCCGCCCGGTGTTGGGATCCCAGACGTGCGTCATGCGCTGCTGGCCCTTGTCGTCGCGCTCGTAGAGCCAGCCGTTGTTCTGGTTGATGAAGTCGCGCTGAAGTTGCTGTTCGTCGCGGCCTCCCAGGTGCCGCTGCACGACCTTTTCGGCCACCTGCTCGGCGATCCGCTCCGCGAAGGGCTTGATGAACTCGGGCGGATTTTCCAGGAAACGCCGCTGCACTTGCTGCTGGTGGTGCAAGGCGGCCTGCACTTTGAGGCCGATTTCGGCCGGGTAGCCCGGCAAAGACTCGATCAGGCCCGTGGTCGGGTTCTTCTGCACCATCGTCAGCCAGGCCGGATCGTATTCCGGGGCCTCGTACAGCCCGTCGTACCACGATTTTTCCGTGGCGGGCGCGGCGGCCGGTTGCTGCTTCTGGTGTCGGGCCCGAATGAACTCCTGGACTTCCTGCGGATACTGCGCCACGAAGTTCGCGTAAGGCGCGAGTTGCCGCATCTGTTCGAGCTGCTGCCGCATGCCGTTGACGGCGGCTTGCGCGGCGGACTCGTCGGCCCCCAGACTGGACCACCACGGCTGCTGGGCGGGCTGGGCGGCTTGTTGTGCTGCGGTATCGGGCTGGCTTGACGGCTGCGCTGGCTGCGCTGCCGGTTGTTCTGGAGACGCTTCCGCGACCGGCTGTGTTTCGGGCGCGGAAGGTTCGGGAGTGGTGCTGGCGGGAGCGGCTTCCGACGTGTCCGCTTGGAACAGGGGGGCTTCGTCTGCCATGAAGTGCCTCGTAAAAAAGAAACCGACAACCAGCAAGGACGAGCAAAAACGAAAATAGCCGCCGAGGTGTCGAGCCCTCGACGGCTACCTGTTTTGCTGGTGTCACAGGCGGGGATCAGTCGCCCATGTCGCCAAATGCTGGTTGTCGGTTCCTTGCCAAATCCGAGCGGGCGTTATCTTGTGGGGGTTTTTGGGTTGCCAACGACGCTTGCTTGCATCTCTTGGTCCGCTTTTTCGAGGTGTGGATGCGCCGCCACCTTGCGGCTTCTTGCTCACAATTTACAGCCGAGCCGCTCGCTCAGTCAAGGACTTAGACCGTTTTTGACAAAATTTCTTGCACCCTTTGGCCAAGCGGCGTAGACTGTTTTTGTCCGTTTTGGACTAATACCACACCAGTGAGGAAAAGATGATGAGCCCCGAATTGTGCGAATGCCGCCTGTGGAACCGCAAGGAGGGCGAGTCGGTGAACGAGCACCATCCCGACTGCCCCAGACGAGCCGACGAGCCGGTCTGCGTCGGCGAGCCTGCGACTGAGCCAGCCGCAAAATTAGGAATCTTCGAGATTGCCAAGGGCACGCGGCAAGAGGTCGTTGACTTCCTGGAGGCGGCGGCAGCGGTAAAGGACAAAGCCAAACAAGCTGCCATGATGGAGCGAGCGCATGACAACGAGTGGGTGCGGCGCTGGGCGGTGGCGGCGATGGGCATCGTGGACCACGCCGAAATGGAGTGGACCCTGTTTGCCAGCGTGTGCTTCGATGCTGCGGAAGCTATGCTTGCCGAGGCGAAGAAGCGTGAAGCGTCCCGAGTCAAGGAGCCCACCACATGATCCGATCTTTCGCGGCCCTGTGCTGCTCGGCCACGGTACTCTTTACCACCCCCGACCATTACCTGTTCTGGGGCAACCTCGCCGCCTCGATCCTCTTCGGTCTGGCATGCGCCTGCAAATGGGCGGGGCGGTCGTAAAGTGCCACATCGAAGAAGCAATCCGCTGGCTTATCTGGTCACTCTGCTGATCGGCGCCCTGGTCGGCATGAACATGCCAACCGCCGAAGAGGCAGTTCCGCCAGTCGGCCATACAGCGCGAACGGCGTGCTGGACCAAAGCGAGGGCGGCCCACCTGGCCAAGCACCCGCGCTGCGAGGTGTGCGGCACGGCGAACGATATCGAGGTTCACCATGTTGTTCCGTTTGCCGAGCGGCCGGACCTGGAATGTGACGCGGCCAACCTCATCACGCTCTGCCGCCGCGACCATTTTGCGTTCGGCCACCTGTATTCGTGGCTGCGGAGCAATTCCCACGTCGTCGAGGACGCTGCCAGGATGCGCAAGAGGGTGGAAGAAGCAAAGAGGAGGATCAAGCCATGATCGCTCGTGTGGTTCCAGAGCCGAAGGGAGGCGGAAATGACCCCCGAACAGTGGGCGGCGACACTCGGCCTGGCCGATGAGGCCCGCGCCAGGGTCGCCGACGTGATCCGCGCCGCCATGTCCGAAGCCTCCCAGGTCCGCGTCTACTACGCGCCGGATCGCTGCTACATCTACACCGCCACCGGAAAGCCCAAGACAGCCACGGAGATCATCCCAGGGGCCGTAACGGCCAGCTACAACGAAGAAGGCGTCCTCTGCGGCATTCACATCCACAAGGGCATCCTGCCCATGCTCGTTTCGAGGAAACCATGACCATCGTCAACAAGCCGCTCCCGGTCTGCAACCTCTGCGCCAGCGAGCAAAACCTGGTCCACCTGCTCATCACCGACGGCAAGCTCACCGTCGTTGGCTGGACCGACCTCAACCACATCTGCCAGCGCTGCCTGGAGCAACTCAAGGCCCTCGACCCAAAGAAAGTGAAGTGATCGCCATGCCACGCACCAAAAAGCCCGAATTCGCCTACACCATCACGATCTCCCTCACCCCCAAGGAACACGCCCTCCTGGAGAAAGTAGCCGCCATGAGCGGCGAACATCTCCTTATCTGGGCCAGCAAAGCCATCTTAAACGCCGCCGAAGACACCCTGAGCCGCCACGGCAGCCAAGACCAATCCGACCACCGCCTCATCAACTCAACTCGCAAACAACTCGGCACCGCCTGCCCCCGCCACCGCCGCATGGGGTACCAGTCCTGTTCCTGCCTGAGAAAATCATGAACGAAACCGTTGAATACCGAGAGATCATGGGCCAGCCAGGGTTTCGCATCGGCTCTGATGGCAGCGTCTGGAAAGGCGACAGAAGGATCAAATCCTGCAAGAACCAGTACGGTTACGACTATGTCACGTTCAAAGAAGGAACCGGCCGGGGCGAAACTTCAAACGCTTGCAGCCAGATACCGAATCAGCGTCAACACCGTCTCTGGAATCAAAACCGGCCAAACATGGTCCTGGCTCACTGGCGTCACCAAGCAATCTCATCTCGGCAAGCCTCGTAAACTCTGGGGCAGCAACAGGATCTGCTCCAGTTCCAAAACACGATAATGTCCGAAAAACCCCACCGCCAGCATATGAAGACCCGCCAGCCCCCCCATCTGGGGGCACTCCGGGTATACCACCGGCCTGCTCCTGCTCCTGCGCCGGCCCCCGCTCCTGCCCCGCTCCTGCTCCTGCTCCTGCCCCGCTCTGCTGTAGTGCTGCTGCTGCAGCAGCTTACGTACTGTGCTGCTGCTGGTGCAGGGCTGGTAGTGGGGCTGGTCATGTGCTGATGCCGGGGTTAGGTGTTGGTGTATGAGGGGCTGGACTGGTGGCTGGGCTGGTGGCTGGGCTGGTGGCTGGCCCGGGGACGGGACTGGTGCTGCTGGTTGCATATGCCAGGTCATGCCTGGATCATGCCCCGAGCGTGCTCTGGTTCCTGCCCCCGTACTGCTCTGTTGGTGCTGCTGGTTCTGGTGCTGGGCTGGTGGTGCTGGTGCCGTATTCCTTGGTTCTGTGTTCCCTGTACGGTACTCTGGGCCGCTTAGGGTCACATTTTGGGCTGATTCCCTGGGAATCGGGCGGTTTTCGAGCTGGGCCGGTCTTTTTTCCTTTCTCGGTTTCGTCCCTTCCGGTTTTTTTCCTTTGCCGATCTTCTGGCCTTTTCAGGTCTTTCCGGTTTTTTGACCAATTCGGAAAAAATCTATTTGACCATTTCGGTCAAGTGGTTTATTCTTCCCTTGACTGGTCAATTTGACCAGAGCGGTTTTACCGGGAGGGGCAAGCGATGAAACGGAATCGGGATCATGTGCCGGAACTGACTGCCCTAGCCAGGGTATTCCACATGCTGGGAATCGGCATCGTGATCGGCGCCGGGCTGGTGACGCTGGGATTCCCGGCGTGGTCCGCTGACATTACCGGGCTGGTATTCCTGGCTGTTGGAATCGTGAAGGGGCTGTCATGAAGCAGAGAACGGACGTGACCGTTGCGGTAACCGTCAAGGGGCAGCCCATGGAACTAACCCTTGCCGAGCTGATGACGCTGGTATCTGACGCCTATGCCGACTTGGAAGAGCGTCAGGACCCGGAGAACGACGAAGGGGAGTTGATCCCGGAAGCAGTGGCGCATCTCCAGGATGCCGAGCTGGCGATTGAAAAGGCGATGTTGAGTATCGAGGCGGCGCAGGATGAGGGGTTGATTTAACCGTGAAAGGGGCTGGGCAATGGCAAGCGAGAATCGGCATTGGTGGCAAGGGACAAAGCATCTGGTTTCCCATCGGGACAGCAACGGGCTTTGTGACCTGGCAGACAAGATTGAAGCGGTTTACGGGTTCGGCATCTGCAAGGTCATGCTGTCCACGGTTGGGCCGAGCGCGATCTACATCGACTGCCGCTTTCCTGCCTGGGAAAAGGCATTCGCCTACGGTCGTGAGTTGCTGGGGTTCTGACCCGCACTAACGCCCCGCGCGCTGTTGCGGGGCGATGGTATGGGCCAGCAATGGGCTAGCCTGTTTTCTCAACTCGGAAAAGAGCTGGAAATGCTGCGATCGACGAAGGGGGATCACGCCGAAAAGCGCCGCGCCGAATTGCGGGCCATGCTCGAAGCTACCGAAATTGGCAACGGCGCCGGGCCGGAGATCGTGAGCGAGAACCACGATTACTACAACTCCTGCCACGCGCTGGACAACAGCACTGGCCGAGTGGCGATCATGGCCGCCGGCACGCTGCCATGGCACGGGCTCGGCGTACTCGTGCGCGAAGCGGTTTCGAGCGCGGATGCAATCCGCCTGGCTTCCCTGGACTGGCAGGTTGTGAAGCAGCAGCTCACCTACACGTACAACGGGGAGACTCGCATTGCGGATGACGCTTGGGGAATCGTCAGGCAGGACACGGGCGCTTTTCTTGGCGCGGTTGGCAGCCGATATGCGCCGATCCAGAATAAGGACGGTTTCGGCCTCCTGGACGGGGCGCTTTCAAGCTTCGGGGCGAAGTATGAAACCGCGGGGGCCCTGGACGGCGGCCGCAAAGTCTGGATGTTGGCCCAGCTCCCCAAGCAATGCTTCGTTTTCGGCAAGCAGGACCGGAACGAGGCATACGCACTGGTGACCATGGCGCACGATGGGTCCGGCGCGCTCTACTGCTATCCGACATCGGTGCGCGTTGTCTGCAACAACACTTTTACCGCGTCGATCAGCGATCGCGTGAAGGGCATCAGCATCAGGCATACCGGATCAGTGCGACAGAAGCTTGCCAATGCCGAAAGGGCGCTTGCCAACACGGCCAAGGCGCACGAGGCGTTTGCCCTTGCGGCCGCCCATATGGCAAGCAAGCGCCTGGAGATCCGCCCCTACGCCCGCAATGTCCTGGACGAGATCATGCGCATCGAGGAGTCTCGCGAGCTGGTACGCGAACTGGCGGCCGCGCACGACCTGCGAGCCAAGGAGGAAGCCGAAAAGGCGCTGGCCCGCAAGGAAGCAGCCCACCGCGCCGCCCTGGCTGACATCATCGACCGCTATCACCGCGAGCAGATCGCCGAAGATGGCACGGCCTGGAAGGCGTTTAACGCGATCACCGACCACGCAGATCATAACACGCTTGGCCGCCAGGCGAAGGACCTGGACGAGCGCCGTACGCGGCGATTCGAGAGCGCGATCGCTGGAACCGGCGACCAGATGAAGCAGGTAGCCTACAAGCTGGCTATGGCGTAACCGGCCGCCGCTGACGCCCTGGCATCCCCACCAGGGCGACGGCGGAGGCCGTTTACCACTAACCGCGAATGGGAGGGAATGAAGATGCCGCACACGCCGGGGCCATGGAAATTCGTTTGCGTGAACGAACGAAGGGACATGGTGATTGTTGATTCTGAGAACTGGATTGTAGCGAGGTTGCGCCGGATGCTGCCAGACATCTCGATTGCCGAAGCAGAAGCCAATGCCCGGCTGATCGCAGCCGCGCCGGCACTACTGGCGGCATGCAAGATGGCTCATGCTATGGCCAGTGAATACGACGGCAACGGATCTTGCTTGGATGCAATCAATGCCGCTCTCGCCAAAGCGGAGGGAAAGCAGCATGAACCATCACCCGCCCAGGTCCTGGACCTGGACGACTTCGACGCGAGGAGGTAGCCGCGATGCCGAAGATTAGCCAACAATCCGCAGCCGCGCCCTACTCGGTACGGGCCGATGTGGCGCTGTCCTATGTCCCCGTGCTTCTCGGCCAGCTTGACGACATCGGCCGCGAAATGCTGGGGGCCGTCATGCAAGCGTGCTTCGATGCCGGCCTGGAAGCCGCCGCGCGAGACAGCGCGCGAGACAGCAGCACGCTTAACACCGCGCTAAAACCGTGCTAAACTTGGGATATTCCTGGCAGGGAATCCACCGCACAACGAACGATCCACGCACCAGCGCCCGCGCCCGTCCACCCTGCCAGGTTACGGGCCGGGGCTGGTGCTATTCACACACGCTTAACTCAGGAGAACGAATCATGACCGCAACGACACTAACCATCACTCGCCGCAGCCGTGTCGGGTTGGCGTGGACTAACTCGCCAGAGCGGTGGACAGATCGCAACGGCCAGACCAGTCTGCGCATTAGCAGTCCAGGCAACGAGCCGCAGATTACAGGCTACGTCCGTTCCGTGTACGACGAGTACAAGCGGATTGCGAGGCTCAATAACGCTAACGACTGGTCATGGCGATGGTTTGTTTGGTCCGACGGCGAATGGGTCGCCGTCAGACTCGACGAGGCCGAATTGTGGATGCTGCTAAACAGCGACCCGAGCGGCAAAGCGGCCCCGAGAACGGACAGCATTGAGGCGACGGCCATCTTTTTAACGGAGGGTAGGACGATGAAGAATTACGAAGACGTGACGGTGACGATCAGCGGCAACGGCTACACCGTGTCCTGGTACGAGTGGACCGAGGGCCAAGGCCGCGATTGTGGCCTCAATCGCGAGCAGACTTTCGGCTCACGCGAGGACGCGCAAGAGTACGCTCGCGAGTTGCGGGCCAAGGAGTAGCCCGAACCCGACCCGCCGGGGTTTCAGGCGGGAACGCGGCCCCAGCGAACAGGGGTGGACCCATTGAAGCAAAGGGAAAGAACATGAAGCACTACCTGTACAGACTAACGGACACCGAATGCGAATGCGTTGACGCCAGTTATGGCGACGGCGGCAACGGCGTTGTCATTGGCTCTCACGCCTACTATCTGTCTGCCGCCGACGCTCGCCGTTGGAAACGTTGTTGCGTGGCGGCGTGGCGGAACAACCCCCCGTCCCTGAGCGACGACGAGCAGCGCGAATGGGACCGCAAGGATTGGGCTGCCATGTATGACATCGAGCGAGTCCCCGTGCTGGCGCTGCTGCTCGACATGGATGAGGACGAAGCGGAGGAGTTGATTGAATGGCTGGGAGATGATTGTCCTGTTGGCCCGGTGCCTCTTCCGGTCAGGGTCGCGACCGCGCAGTATTATCGCGACCGCGCAAGTGTGGCCAGATATCATTCGGCCCGCCTTGCCGGCGCATCGTCGGCGACTCATACATTCGCGCTGCATGCCGGGTTGGCCGAGCAGCAAGCGGCGGACGTTCCGTCGCGATACCCCGTCAAGATGTCATTGGACCGAGGTACTCCATGACATGGCGCTGGTACATCACCATCGCTGCGGTCCGCCAGTACATGGACCTGGCGGGCCTGCGCGGCGAGTTGGAAGACAGTAACCCCGATTTCGTCGCGGCCCAAAAGGCTCTCGGCGACCTGAGCCTGACGGCGAAGCCAGTTATCGGCAAGGACACCAAGAGCGGAGCCACAATCTATCGCGGCAAGGTGACAATAGCCGGCAAACGCCGACGCATCGAATGCACGGTGATGCCGGTACCCAGGATCGAAGGCGCCCTCCCGCAATTGCTGCGGGTCACATTGAAGTGAGCCCAAGCGGGGCTCCGGGGGTAAGCTCCCCAAACTATCGGTCACTGCGGCGAAAATGACCGACTCCGCTGGCTAGGAGGAAACAATGAAACTAGTCCTAAAGGCCGTCAAGGTGGATTCCCACCGGCCGACAGACATGAGTAGCATCAACCCCGGCTGGGCCACCTACCGCGTCGAGGTCAGCGGGGACATCCCCGCAGGCTGGACACCGGCCGCCACGCCCACCTATGGCGGGAGCAACTTCTTTCACGACCTGGCATCCCGCGCCGGTTTGCTTGCGACGCACAGGCGCGCCGTCGACGGGCGGCTAGAGCCGCTAACGCCCGGCGATAGTCGCGTCGTGGCAGATAGGCGCCCATGGGAGGAGTTCGTGCTCATTGACGAGAATGGAAAGGTGTGGGCCCAGACGGGCTCGGACCACTACGACCCAAGGAGGGCATCCGAGTGCATATTCGAGGCAGAGTTGGCGCCGATGAGCGAGTTGCCGCACCGCAGGTGATGGCCGCGATTGTGGCCTCAATCGCGAGCAGACTTTCGGCTCACGCGAGGACGCGCAAGAGTACGCTCGCGAGTTGCGGTCATTCGTCGATGGACCCATTGAAGCAAAGAACACGGACACTTTTTAACGGAGGGTAGGACAATGGCTCAGTTGAAAATCCGCCTTGGGCGCCGCAGTTCGATTCCGCAAGCCCGCTGGTGCGTTCCAATCGGCTGGGAGCCCTCGAACGTGATCGAGGGAGCCGAGTTCGTGGACGGCTCGTGGTGGGGCGAGAACGAGGAAGAGGCCGGCTTGGTGTGCTTCACGCAGGGCGACGAGGGCCAGGAATACTGCGTGGCTCTGGGCGACTTGCGAGTGGCGTCGTGCGGCGACTGCCGCGTAATCGGCGAAGTGCAGTTGAGCGATGGTCAGCGCTAAAACCAGATCATCGAAGCGCGGGAGCAGGCCGAGTAAATCGGACCGGCCCAAGACCGAAGGTGCCTCCCGCAATTGCTGCGGGTCGCATTGAAAACGGTACCTAGGCTAAACAAAATCGCCCAAGCGGGGCTCCAGCACTGTCGCGAGGCCAGACATGAGGCACAAACTGGTCAACCTGGACAAGTATTTGACGGACGCTCTGCCGACGCCGTCGCTCCCCGATGAGCCCGCCGAGTGGTTGGCGCTGAAAAACCGTGATGGCGAATGCGCCATCATCGAACCGAACGATCGCCCGATGCTGCTGTGCTTCACGTCGGCAACATGGACCGACGCGGAGCTGCGCGATGCTGTCGATGCTGTGCAACTTGCCGGCTGGCCAAGCGTGGTTGGCATTCGTGGCTGTCCACGCGAAACGGTGGCACACTGCCGGCGGGAGGGCGTGATGGTCCTGCTGGACGCTCCGCTCCGCTGCATCATGCACGTCCAGATGTTTTGCGAGGAGGACGGTCAACAGTGCTGACCATCCAGCGAGCCACCGAACTATTCGCCCTGGACCTGCACGACACGATCGCGCGGGTCCAGGGCCTTTCGCCGCGCGAGGGGGACATCCTCGCCCACATCGCAATGGGGTATACTCCCCGGGAGATCGCCAGGCGTCTCGGGATCTCGGCCAGAACCGTCAACTCGTTCCGCTCCGGGATCAAGAGGAAACTCGGCCTGGCTGCGGATGACGACGGGCTGGCGCGGCTCTACTTCGCGGCCCGGGTCGGACTGGAGATCGATCGAGGGTGAGAAAATGTAATGCTAAGCGCAATACAAATCGAAAGCTGGTCCAAAATTGTAATGCAAGTCGCAGTACAGAAATTCGGGATCACGACACTTTAAGCGACACTTTAAGCGATGCCCCGCCACGATAAGCGCCCCCCCAAGCCAGGCCGCATTACCCTCCCCCACCTCACCGACCAGGCCGGCAACCCCCTCGTCTACTGCCCCACCCCCGACGGTATCTGGGTCTGGTATCGGGGACGCCATCACAAGACCTTCTGGCCCTGGCCCAAGCTAATCCGCGCCGCCAGGCGCAAGGACTGGCGACAGAGCCAGGCCCAGGCCGACGACGTGCGCTGGGGGGAATATTTCCTAACCCAGCGCGGCCAGGGCTGGAGCGCTCACGCGCTGGCGCTGCACATGCTGGAGCACCGGGTCGAGCCGGAAAAACGCTGGTCGCAACCGTGGTCGGCCAGGCTGGTGGACAGGCTCTGCGAGAAGGCCAGAAGGGCAAGGAAGGCCCGCCAAGGGGCGGGCAAGGATGGGGGCTAGTCGCGGATCGCTTATGGTTCTTCCAATTTCTTGATCGCCTCGTCCACGTCAACTACTTCGTAGTCGTCCTTCGACTTGGCGAAAAACTCCTCGATTCGCCTCTTGATCCCGGCACGCGTCATCTGCTTTGGCCAGTCCTCCAGGAGTTTGTCAAAATCCATCTGGCACTCAAGGCAGATGTAGTGGCCGTTCAAAAAGTGGTCGCAAAGGATGTTCGGGCAGCCGGCCCGGTAGCATGGCATGACGCCCATAACTCACTCACCCTCCGTCTGCGGCTTCTTCGGCCGCTTCCGCTTCGCTGATTCGTACATCTCTTCGAGCGTCTGCTGATGCTGCCAGCGCGGATGGCGCTTGCCCGACTCCCAGCGGTGCCAGGTGAACAGGGTTACCCCGGCGCGGGCCGCGGCCTGCTCCAGCGTGAGCCCCAGCGTGGCGCGGATCTCCTTGATGAGTTCCGGGGTGAACAAGGCGCGCGGTTTGGTCTGCATGTCGTCCTCCTCTGTTGGAGGATAGGACGCTTGACCAGACTGGTCAAGTCCGACGCAGAAACTGCGGAATGGTTCCATGATGTGGCTCCGCGCAGGGTTTAGCTAGCGGAGCCAGTGAGTTGCTTGCGACCGTTCCCCTCGTGGGCGGCCCGGGCGCGTTCGCGCTCCAGCCACTCGCGGAGAAGGATGGATGGGGGACCGCCAGCGACTTTTCCGGCCATGAACCAACGATCTACCGTATTGGCGGTTATGTCGAGAGCCGCTGCCAGCTTGGTTCGGTTCCAACCCTTCAGGTTCATGAACTCCTGAAGTTCCGAGGTTGGCATACCTGACGAATCCTTGTGCATGCTCATAAAGCTATCCCACTTCCTGTCTTTTTGCAATTGCAAAATTTGCGGAAATTTTGATCTTGCATTTTGCAAGTAAGCCGCCTATGCTTTGACCAAGCCAGATCCAAGGTCCACCAAGGCAGTCCCAAATGGCACGCCGCGTCGAGTACGAAAACCTCCGCGATTGGGCGGGTAACCCGCTTGACTGGCCGGTCACAGACCGACCAATGTGCCGCGCGTCGGGGCGTGACCCTAGATGGGCCGCGCGCACGACCTTGGGGCGCAACTTCCTCTCACAGGCCGAAACACACCCGCCAGGTGTCGGCGAATCAGGGCCGCTTCTTCCGGCGAATCACGTCGTTGAGGTAGTCGGCCATGGTCCGGGTCGTTCTGCCGTACCAGCTCACGTAGCGGGTCGATTCGTGGCCGAGCACGTCGGCTATCTGCCTCTCCCCCTCGCCCTTCTCCAGCAGCCGGACGCACATGCCATGGCGCAGGCAGTAGGCGCTCACCTTCTGGCGGACGCCGGCCAGGTTGGCGTAGCGGCGGAACTCCTTGGCGAAGCGGTCGGCCGTCCAGGGCTTTCCCAGGGTGTTGGTGAAGATGTGCGTCTGACCGGGCTTCTTGCGGCGGTAGAGCCAGCGCAAGAGGTGCATGACGGAGCCGACGGGGATCATGCGGTCCTTGCCGGTCGCCTTCTCGGTCTTGTTCTTGGTGACGATGATCTCTCGGCGCCAGTCGAGTTCGGTCCATTGAGCGGTGCGCATCTCGCAGGGCCGGGCACCCGTCCGCCACAGGAAGGACAAGGCGGCACGGAATACGTTTCGCGTGCGGAGCATGCGGCGGGTGTTCCTGGCCCGGCGAGCATAGCGCTGCATGGCGCGGTATTCGGCCGGCTCGATGGCCGGCCGTGGGCGCAGGGGGGCGCCCACGAACTTGGGGCGGCGGTAGCGGCTGACGATGCCCAGCTCGTCCTCGGCCCAGTAAAAGCACGTCACCACGCGGCCGACGGCATCGTGGCGGGTGAAGGTCGATTCCCATTCCGGGTGCTTGAGCAGCCAGTGTGTCAGATCGTTCTTGTGGCACTGGCTGACGGGCAGATCGCCGAAGTCCTTGGCGAAGCGGCCAAGGTAATGGCGGGCCGATTCCAGGGCTTTGAGGCTGAAAGCGCCGGCGAGGTGGTCGAGCGCCTTCTGGTCAAGGTAGGCGGCGATGACCTGGCGCACGGTGAGGGCTGGTTCGGGCTGGTTGCCCGAGAAAAGGCGGATCGTGGACACGGACGGGCCTCCCTATGTCGCGCTACGCGGCAAGGAGGCTTTCACTCTCGTGCGCATGCCCCAGCGTGCGCACGAGAGATACCAATCCTACCACGAAGGCCCGGCAAAGAAAGCGGAACACTTGTTCAAAAAGAAAATAACCCCTTCTCGGATGTCAGGGAGTTTCTGACTCGCGAAATAGCCGGCTCATTCTTGGGCGCTGGCCATAACTGCTGCTTAATCCCTAGTTCCTGACCCCGTTTGTTTTTGCGAGGGACGTGTCGTGATTGGGTTCGAGCACACGCTGGAGAGCGGTTTGGTGGTGGTGGTCGAGGGGCGTTACGAGCGAGCGGAGCGGAACATGCCGCACGAGCCGGACTACCCCGAGGGCTTCCTGGTCGAGTCGGTGACGGACCTGGACGGCTCCGTTGTCGGGGTCGCGCCCGCCGCCGGCTTCATCATACGGCGGCGGGCTTTTCTTTACACGATTTGGAGGCAGGGGAATGCGTCAGGACATACGCGAGGCGGCCGAGACTCTCAGAGGCATGGCTGACAAGCTGGACGGAATCGCGGGCATGATCGGCCTGCCGATTCAGGGGCCAGTGGATCTCCTGGAGGCGGCGCAGAAACTCAAGCTGGCCTTTGGTGAGGACACTTACGCCTCGATCTCGTTCGACCTGGCGCTGCACAAGGACAGGAACGAGGTCGTTTGGCGGGTCTATGCCGATGGGCGGATCGCGACCGGGCCGACCCTGGCGGCGGCGCTGAGCGGTGCCCTGGAGAAGCAGAGAGGCAAGGACGATCTGGCCGACGTACAGGCCGCCTTCACTGGCGCACAAGACCCCTTCGCGGTCGGAAGCTGAACGACGAAAACCACACAAGGAGAATTTCGATGGCCAAGAAATCTGAGCGACCTGTCATCGTCTGCACCGAGCATCGCGGAGTGTTCTTCGGGTACGCCGAGGATACGAACGGTGATCGCGTCCACCTCAAGCGTGCTCGCATGGCTATCTACTTCGGCACACAGCGAGGCGTCATGCAGCTTGCGGAAACCGGCCCGACCTCCACCAGCAAGATTTCCGCTCGCGCCGACATCGACGTGCGGAAAGTGACGGCCGTTTTCGAGGTCACTCCCGAAGCAGCCAAGGCGTGGGAGGAGGCGAAGTAAATGTTCGAGTACAAGGAGCGAGTCACCGTCGCTGACGTCTTGGACGCTGGCGCCTGTATCGACGGCGTGAAGAAGTGGGTTGAGGAGCACGGCGTCATTGCCGGGAACGCCTCTGACTACTCAGACAACGAGTACATCCAGGCCGCCGCCGTAGGCGGCTACGGCAACGGCAAAGGCTACGGCAACGGCAACGGCGACGGCGACGGCTACGGCTACGGCTACGGCTACGGCTACGGCAACGGCTACGGCGACGGCAACGGCAACGGCAACGGCGACGGCAACGGCAACGGCTACGGCGACGGCAACGGCTACGGCGACGGCAACGGCGACGGCAACGGCGACGGCTA